ACAATATCCATATATCCTGCTAGGCTTTCTGCCATTACAGCACTACGACCCATATAGTTTTTAAACTTGCGTAGTTTAGACATTTCTTCTGAAAGACCTACAATATGCTTGCCAAAATCATCATAGGCTGTGCCGCCTTCTGATACGTGACGAGCCATTGCCCTTGCACCACTTAGATGTTTGTATGGATATTTAAATCTTTCACCTTCGGGTGATTCAATATAGATCTTACCAATCTTTTGTGTTCTGCCTGTAGCACTTTCTTGATTAATGTTTTCTGTATGCTTAATCATAATACGTGCTTCGCCTACTTTTTGATAGCTTACACGACTAGTACCGTAAAGTTTTGATTCTGTCATTGTATCGTCCCCAGATCGATTTGCTAAAAATTTGTAATCTCTTTTTGTCAAATTTGTTTTATTAATGTCTCGAACACTAAAGTCTTGCATTCTTTTTTTACTAAAAACTCTAAGTTCTTTTAAAAAATCATACCAATCTTTTTTTGTTAGTTCATCTTCGTTACTAATAAAATCTTTAGAATATATTACAGATAAACCATCTTCCTCAGAAATACTAATACTTACTTTTCCTAAACCCTTATAATCAAAATCAAAAAATCTTGCTTTTGAAGGCTCGTTAGTTACCATACCTTCGGCATCACCGATAGTAACTTCTGGAAATCTACCTCGTATTTTTTTAAAAAGATCTTCGCTTATTTTATCTTGTTCAATCATACTGTATTTATCTAATAGTTGCTACTAATGAAGATTGGCATCGGCGGTTCATAATCCTCTAAATCTTCTGCCTGATTAAATGTACTATACACTCTAGGATCCCAGTCTTTAAGTACGCTCATCATTCTAATTGCTAATAGTGTTGCACTAATCAAATCATCAGTCATACCTGATTTGGCTTGATAGCTTGAACCTGTTGCAACATAACCTTTTAATTCAGATATAAATGGTTTTGAGTGTACAAGCATTTTATCATTTTCAATCATTGTTTTAAGTCTGGAACAAGCCGTAACTTTGGTACTGTGCGTTGTGTTGAAACCTTTGCGGAACTTTCTAACGTGTCCTTTACGTATAGGTTCACTAACAAACAGACCAGGTATATTTTCTTCCCCAAAGTCATTGATAACGATAAGTGCGGCTTCTCCCAACCCATTGTTTTCTACACTCCAGTATATGCCTTGTGAATTTTGTGTACAACTTTCTATATATTTACATATGTCAGCAAGTACTCTTATTTGTCCAGGTATAGCAGTTTGATTATGTTGCCACTCTGCTACCTGTTCATAACTAGGCAATTCAAATACTTGTATAGCAGCATAATCTCCGCCTGTACCCATTGACGGATCTAATGCAATACAGTATGTATATTGATTAGTAGGCTTTTTATACCAGCGGGTTTGTCCCATATTAAGTATAGGATTAACTCCCTCCATTGCGGCAAGTTTAATTGAATTAATTAGTGTTTCGTCAAATACTAAGAATTCACATCCGTATTCACGACGAAATTTTTCTTCTCCAATACGTCCAATTTCATCTTCTTTCCATTTTTCATCTCTATCAGGATGTTCCTGCCATTCTGCTCTAAATGCGTGAAATCCATTAACACCTACTTCTTGCTCATTACCGTGTGTATCAAATTTTTGTTCTGCTTGTTTCCAAATAGTAGCAAATGTATCTTCGTCCGAGTTAGGTGTACTAGTAATAATAGCACGACCACCTGTTGCTAGTGTAGGCGATATAGAAGTCCAAAATTCTTCAGCAATGTTAGGTTGCACAAATGCAAACTCGTCACAGTATAGTAGTGAGATAGACAAACCACGTCCTGTGTTGCCCGTTGTTGTTTGGCTTATAATACGTGAACCATTTTCAAATTCAATGCTACCTTTGTTATAACTAGTAACGCCTGCTCTAATATGATCTGGACAAGTTTCATACACATAGCGGATACGTGCCATAATCTCTTGCGCACCTGTGTATTTGTGTGCAGCAATAAGAATAGTTTGGTCCGGGTGAAACATAGCATACCACGCAAGGTAGATACTAGCACAGGTAGTTTTACCTGTTTGTCTTGGCATCATATTAATATTAAAGCGGTAGTTATGATATGAATGCATCAAACGTAATTGATATTCATAAGGATCGAACAACAACTTACCTTTTACCGGATGTTGTATGTATGCAAAATGCTTTGCAAAATGTAAGTAACCTTCGTTAGGATCCATACATTGCATAAGATCCTGAATCTGTACTTCAGTATATGTTTCTTGCGTATTAGCCTTTTTAGTTAATACACCATCTAGTGATTTACTCATAATAATACTTATCCAAAAAAATAGGGCCCGTAGGCCCTATTTGGTGTAACCCCACCGTAGATTATTTTTTCTTTTTCTTCTTTAGATCGTTTGGACCTTTGCCATCTTCTGCATAATCCGGAATGCCATTCTTATTTGCGTCTGGCTTTTTCTTTTCTTCTAGTGCTTTCATTAGTTGTGCTTTAATAGCTTCTACAGCCATTGCATTGTCGCCGTCTTGTGCTTTAGCATATGCTTTCTTTTCACGGTTAATACCACCGCTTAGATCTTTTGTCATATGCTTGTGATCTTGATATTCTGGATCTGGCTCGTTGTCGTAACCTTCGCCCATATTGTCCATATAATCTTCAATGTATTCTTGAGCTCGTGCCATTACCATATCAAACTTATCACTGCCGCCATCTTGATCAGCCATAGCATCTGCCATTTCTCCAGCGGCATCTTCTATGTTACCTTGCTTTATTAACATACTTACTTTAGCAACGTCAGGATCACCGTAGTACATCATATCTGTGTCCATTTCATCTACAAACTTGGCAATCATTGACGCAACTTTAGGATCAGCATCTTCTTCAATGTCATCTGTCATTTTATCGCCAATAGCTGCTCCTGCTGCTCCTGGTAATGCACTGCCTACAGCTGAACCTACTTTAGCACCCATTGCGCCACCGGCTGCTTTTCCTAACATACCTTTGCCCATTGCGCCAGCAATTCCTGAACCTGCTTTTGCACCAAGTGCTGCACCTTTTGCTGCTAGTGCGCCTGTTGCACCTGTAGCTGCACCTGCTGCTGAACCTAATGCGCCTCCTGCCAGTGCGCCAATTAGTCCTGCTTGTAAATCTTGATCGCCTTCTACATCGTCTTTACCTGGAATTTTTGGATCGTCGTCCATTGCTGCACGAAACTTTTCAATGTCAGTACGCATTGGCATTGGCATATCTGCTGGTACTGGCTTTGATCCTACACCTGCGTGTCCTTGCATAGCGGCTATCATATCTGCAATCTCTGCGCCTGTTTCTGCACTAATAGAAATTGTAGCTGCTTCGTTAAGTTGTTCTTTTTTTGAATTTTCTATATCAGTCATTTGCTGAATTAAGTTCTTCATATCCATAATATTAACCTCCTACGACCGCTTTACTGTTTTCTGTGTCACCAATATCGCTTGATTCTCCTACAGGTGCACCTTCTGCTGCATCGTGGTCGCGTTCTTTACGAGCAGTTTCTAGTTCTTTTAATAAATCCATTACACGATTGCCACCTACTGATTCTTGGGCACTTTCGCCGCCCATATCTTCGGTATTCAACATAGATTCATAAGGCTCGTCGTCCTTCATTTCTTGGTATTCTTCTCTAGGATCATTCATATTGCGCACTATAATATGACTTTGATCAATACCGCAACATTTGCCAAGATATTCCTGTAAAATAATATTTGTAGTTGGATATTCTACTGTTGCTTCAAAATATGTTACTTCCATATTTTGTAGTTGTGGAAAATCTAAAGGACGTTCTTGTATTGGTGTTTTCTTTCCAGATGTTAAATTAGACAAATTAAACTTTTTAAGAGCAGTTTCTAATTTATCTACACATTCTGGAGGGCAATCGCCTGCCACACCAATTTTAAATTCATAAGTCTTTTTAGACTCTGTTAGTATTTCTTTAAATGATCTCATTGCGCATTGATCCTAATTTGTTATATATATTATTTATCTTTATCAAGACCTTTTAGGCGCTCAAGTAGACTGTTTCTATCTGTAACTACGTAACCCTCACCGTTAACTATATCGCCAGGTGCATTATTAGAATCTTTATCTTGTTTTTCTTTTTTGAGTTGTAGTTCAATCATTTTAAGTTTTTTATCTAGTTTTGCAACCTTTGCATCTAAACTAGTTTTTAGCATTCCGCCTGCTACTTCGAAAACTCTGCCACTATATCTACTTTCAACATTCATACCCAGATCCATTAAGTCTTCGTATGCATTCATAGCTTTGTCAGCAACTTCATTTAACTCTTTATCAGCCATTTCTCCAAGGCCTTTGACAGCTGGAAGTGCAGCATTAATTTTATCAAATTCTGCTATATCACGAAATGTTTCTTCTCTTTCTATTTCGTGTTTATGTTGCTCAACTTCTTGTGCTTCAGCTTCTTCAATAATATCTTTTGAATCTGGTAAATTTAATAAATCTTCTAACTTTTTTGTCATTGTAGCTTCCATTATATGCTAGTATTATTTATCGTCTTTTACCATTATGGAATATGTCTTGTTCGGTCACTATACGAAAGTATATTCCTTTTTGTTTGCACCAAGCTCTTGCTGCTTCCCACTTCGCTTGGTTAACAACATAATGTGCTTGATTAGCTCTACTGCGTCCTAATTTTTCTTTTAGTGCTTGACTGCTAGGTTTAACTTCTATTAGTTCAACTCTTTTCCTTCCACCTTTATCTGAGTATACAATAAAAAAATCAGGAACATATATTGTATGTTTGCCAGACAACGGGTTTCTATAAGGTATACGTATTGCTTCAGAAGCCCATTGCGATACACTAGGATGTTCGTCGCAGAATTTCATAAAGGTAAATTCCCAACCTGAGCGGTATGTAGGAGTTTTGTTTCCTACATATTTTTCAGGGTTTTTTAGATTGAATTTACCTTGAGCAAAATGTGCCATTAGACTAAGATTTGACGCTGCTCAAACAGTTGTGTTTTTTCTGGTATTCTATAACCAAGAGTACTTACTTTGCTGCGATTTAGATTTAATATTTGTGCAACAATATTACTCAACTGTACATCAGTGACACCTTTCAAAGTATCTATTAATTTAAAAACTGTTATCTGATCAATTTCTGCTTGTTGTAAAAGCACACTTGCGGTATTTACAGCAGCAATTTTATCAAACCCTCGTTTTAAAAAATAACCGATTACTGCATCTACTTCCGATGCATTGTAAGAAATTTGTCTATTATAATAATTGTCAAAAAACTTTTTTGTTAATTCGTCTGAAACTTTTTGTGGATTACCAGAGTCCATTATGTAATTACTCCTCTTGCTGCTCTTAATGCAGTATTTGCAAATGAGGCTAATTTCGTATTACTGTTTATTTGGTTAATTAACCCATTTGTAATATCTTGTTGTGCTGTTGCAGACAATCCAGTGTATGATTCAACTGTGGTACCAGGTACTGCTCCTGTATTAATAGCTTGTGCTACAAAACTCGATCTTGCAGATGGATTAGTGGTTATTTGTGCTGCAATTGCAACTGGATTTAAACTAGATTCAGTGGCTGGTATACTAGTTGTAGTTATTGCAGGTGTTTGTAACGGTACAATAATTTGTTCTAGTACTCCTGTTTGTGAGTTATTATTAATATTTGAAGGATTAATAGTACTATCACTATTTGCCATTCTTGCAATTAAGCCTCGCGGAACATTAGGAGACGTGTTGAGCAATTTTGGGGATAAATTATATTTTTCAAAAATAGATTCATCTGCGTAACCCAATGGGCTCATTTCATTATCATATCTTGTTTCAGCTGATGTAAAATGTGTAGGTTCTCCTTGAGCACCTATAGTTCCTTTATCATATAAAACTGCTTCATATGCAATTGTAATTGTATTTTCAACCATACCAGAACCGTCACTATAATCTAAATCACCGTGTTGCCAAGCAGATAATAAAGGATTAACTAAAGTATAACTAAACCATTCTTTACGAGATAATTGATATATTTTTATATATTCAAAAAACGGTATTTCGTGAGCTACAGATTGTTTTCTTGTGTTTAATCCGTAAGTTGGTACTTTTGAATAGTATTTGTCTCTTGGATTATAAGCGCCGCCTGCTGCTGTAATATCTTGATTGCCGTCAGCATAATACCATTTGTAGTATTCTTCTAACATTGATCTTGTAGCACCTACAGAATCATCGTGAAATGTCATTCTTACATCTTGGTAATCTATTCTTGTTTGAACATTTTTCTTTCTATTGTATTGCTGTTTATTTTCGATACTTGCTCTAAAACTAGGTAAGTCTGTAGATTTAACTAATACACCGATTTCTTTAACAAATAAAAATGTATTATATAATGATGCATCTGCAATTGCTCTACTAGGTTGAAATACAACGTGGTATAAGAATTTTTGCTTCGGCGAGAAAGCGTGTCCGTATTCCGTATACAGTTGATGTGCGTGTCTTGCATCACGCATATGCACATCAAGATTTACATTAACAAGATATGGATCTAAAGTACTCATAATAATATTTATCTATAGAAAATATATGCGTATATAAAAAAGCGAGAACTGAATTAACAATTCTCGCTTTAATATAACGCCAATCTGTTGACTAATTAGCCAGTAACTGTTGTGCCGCCTGTTCCGCCAGCTAAGATTCTAGCTGTTGGTTCGCCGATACCGTTAAAGTCTTCATCTGCTCCAAATTGGATTGCATTGTCGTAACGTATAGATAATGTTGTTGTAACTGGGTCATTTGTTGCATATGCTAATGTGTTATAGTTTGCTGATTCAATATAGCATCCTACTAAATGGAATCTATCAATAACATTTGCACCTGTTGCTCCGTTACCACCGTCTAGTATTTCAATTCTAGTTTGGAATTTGTAAGTACCTGAACTTACTGCACTTGATTGCTCAAAGAAATCAAACTGTCTTTGTAATTGCTGTCCAACAATTTTTTGTACGTTGTTGTTTGCATCTTCGCGTAGTGTAAGCGTAATTGGTTCCCAAGTGTGCTTACCAGCAAGATATGTTCTTGAGTTATAAGTATCTACTGTAATCTGATCAAAACTTACGTTTGGACGAGTTACATCTACTACTTGTCTTGAAATTTCTCTAGTACCGTCTGCGCCACCTGTTGTTCCAAAGTTATCAAGGAAAACACGGAAGCGATACTGTAGTTTAGGCATTAATAGCGAACTATTAGAACCTGCACCTTCGGTAGGTATCGAAATATTTGTTAAAGTTGTGATTGGCATTCTTTATCTCCTATACATAGTATTTATACACATTTGAGCAGGGATAATTCCCTGCTCATTATATGCGTATATTAACCTAGTGCCGCAATTTCACCTGTGTTTTTAATTCTCAATGGAATGTAGATGAATTCAATTGCCTTAACAGGCTCAATAGCAATATCTAACCATAGCTCGTTTCTATCGATTCTTGCTGGAGTATTATTGCTTTCATCACATACAACTAAGAAGTCATAAAGTGCTCTTAGACCTACAAGTTCTAGTAGCAGAGCATCTGCTGCTGCTTTAACCTGATCACGTGTGATCTTGTCATTTGGTTCGAACAAGTATGGTCTTGCAAGTAGTTCTAGTTGTCCACGTAAGTATACAACCAAACGTGCTACGTTTACACGATCTAGCGCACTTGCATTTCTTGCACGAGTTTTCTGACCAAATACAACTAAACCTGCTCCGCTAATAAACGTAATTGGGTTAATGTTGTTGCTGTATAGTGTATCACGCTGGCCTGTGTTAAGTGCAACACTTACAAATTCACCTTCACTATTTACATAGCCTGAACTTGTTGCGTTTGTTACACCACCGCGTCTTGTACCTGCTGGAGCAAACCAGGGGAACGCAACTTGGTCGTTTAGTATAATAGTACGTAGTGCCATATGACTTGGTGGAACAACAACGTTGTTTCCTGCATTATCGCTTGTAAAGCCCCAAGGATAATACATTGCCATATATTCATCACGGCTTACTGCACCATCATCGTTATCTTCAACTGCTAGATTAACGTTAGTTGCCCATTCATTCAATGATGTTGCATCTGGTGTTAGTCTAGCTGGTGTGTCACCTACAACAAATGCTGTTAAGCGTCTGTCATAGTTTAGTGTAATCATTTCACCTATTAGCTCTGGATAACCTGGAGCAGCAATTAGATTAAACTGACGTGATTCTTCGTCTCTAATATCTTGGTTGCTGTTTACAGTTGCTTGTAGAGCTTGTACTACAGACTTGCGTTGTGCGTGACGTCCAAATGTGCCTGAACCGTCTTCGTTATTGCCTGAGTCAGTAACCCAACGATGTGGATAGTACTGTTCCATTGATTGATCTTCTAAGCTACCGCTGTTTCCTACAACTTGGAAACGTCCGTTATCAGCTGCTGTATCAATATAGTTGCGCTCAAAACGCTTAACATTAAATCCGCTTCTGCGTGTATTCCAAAGCAACATTCCTTCTGGATATAGTGCTGGATCTGGAGCATCTGGATCTAAATAGTCACTTACTAGAAGTTCGTCAATATCAGCTGCTGCTGAATTTGAACCTGCGTCTGACCAACGTGCGTCTGCAAATAATATTCCGTTTTCAGTTGTTTGATCAGCTTTATCAATAAGCACCCACTTAGCAAGTGTAGCATTATAACGATATAGTGTGCCGTATGCTTCTACGTCTGAAGTGTCAACCCATAAATCGCCTTCAACTAGTGGACTTGTTTCGTCTGTTTGTAGTGTTGGTTCACTAGCACTTACAATAGGACCAGTTGCATTTGAATTAGGATATACATTTAGATATCCTCTCCATCCGCCGCTGCCGTCGTGTACTAGCATATCAACTTCGTCAACTACTGAGCTGTACCATAATTCGCCGTCTGCTGTTAGACTTGCTGGTGCATCATCACTAGCAGTTGCTTCTAAAGGCTTCCAGTTTGATGCAACTAAATCATTAGCTGTATCGCCACTAGGTGCAGTGTAAAGATTAGCTTTTTTGTTAGTTCCTGTAGCAACAAAACCTGCTAAACTTAAAAGTCCATCAGTATCGGCAATACGGAAATCGCCGCCTGTTTTATGCTGAATAACAATTCTATTTGAAGCATCAACAAGTGCAACGATATTAGTGAATCCGGCTGCATTAATACCTGCTGCAACAATATCTGCATCTGCACTAGAACCTAAAGTTGTAACTGATATTGTCTTATTAGATCTAGTTAAACTTCCTGCTGTAGTTTCTGCAATATCAAAAGAATATGTACCAGATACTAGTTGAGTGGTAATTTTATCACCAGTTACAACTGTTGCTCCGGCTGCTGCTCTTGAAAAAACTTGGAAGTCTAATAAAATTGGATCTGTTTCGTTAATGTTAGCTTTTACATATAAATCTCCTGCAAGAAGATTTGATCCGCCACCGCTTTTGTCTAAACCAAATAGTGCTCTTTCTGGACTTGCGTACATTGGTGCATCAATAGATTCCCAAAGCTGAGTGTCGCTATTGTAAGATTTAACACTAATGTCTGCTCCACCATTTGGACTTGTAGTTTTAATCCAAAGTGAACCACTAGGTGCTTCTGCTGAACCGCCATCTTTGTATGCAGGAACGCTTGTGTGAGGTGCAATAGTAACTTTAGGTGCAGCATATGTGCCTGTTATAATACCTAATGCGCCACCATCTTCTGAAGCAGTATTTTCGTCACCTACTAGTGACCCTGATCCTGTTTCAATTATAATATCAACACCTGTTGAATAAAGTTCTAATGCACTATCAACTACTGCTGCTGATACACCTGCAATACCTCTAGCATTAATATCTGCTGCAAGTGTAGTAAGTGTTGTGCCTGAAGAAGTAACTTCTAAACTGTTAATTACCATTGAATCGCTTAATGCAATACTTACTGGTGTTTTACTACCTCTAACTGTTGCCCAACTTGCTGACCATTGAGTTGAACCAACTCTAACCCAATCACCTGCAGAACCTGCTGCTGATGAATGTCCTGGAGTTTTATAAAATGTTCTAAACTCTGTAGCAGTATCGTTTACATCAATTGTGCCATCAATAGCATAATCACCAATTTGTCCAATTGATGTTTTTGGTGCTGATGTGTTCGAATCAATATCTGAAGCTTCAACTAACACAGTTCTAGGTACTACTGAAAAAGACTGACCGCCTGTTGTTGTAACAGCGTTGCTATTCCATTCTAAAATACCAAAACTTGAAGTTTGCGTATCAATCCATTTTGCACCGTTAGCAGGTTCACCACCTGGTGCATTTGATTGTGCAGTAAGTTTAGCTAAGTCGATGTCTGCTCTTACTACATATGCTCTATTAGATACACCTAATACAGAATATGCAGTTTGTAATCCATACTCATTTAATTCACCTGCGTGAATCATATTGCCATTGGCATCTGAGTAAAATAATGGATCTCCGAATGTTTCACCAAGCTCTCGCTGGCTGGTGATTAGATATGGTTTACCAGCGTTTGCTTTGGTTGTACCTGCTGCAATTCCTGCGCCACTACTTGAAGTTTTATTACTAGCAGTTGCGACAAAAATCATAGGTACAGTACCAGCTGCGGCCGGAGTGTAGAATGATTCGTCAATTACATTGACTTCTACGCCTGGTGATACTAATGCCATTTTTATTTCTCCTATCAAAATGATATTGTTTTATATAGTGTATTTATTAATTTAGAAAGTTTTCACCCTTATATACACCCCGAAAAAGGCACCAAAAAGGTGAGCTAAATACACTATGAGACCTTTATGTCAGTGCGGAGAGCGGCCTGCTGCTATTAATTACAAAAAGCAAGGTAAAACATATTATCGAAAACTGTGCGAACGCTGTTTACGAAATGGCATTCATCACGGCATACCTATATGGAAACAACGAGGTTATGTTAAAAAAGAAGAATGTGAAAAGTGCGGTTTTAAATCAAAACATACAGAACAATTTAATGTCTTTCATATCGACGGAGATTTAAATAATTGTCGACCTAATAATCTAAAAACAATATGTGCAAATTGTCAGCGTTTAGTTCAAAAAGAAGGCGTCCGTTGGAGACAAGGAGATTTACGTCCTGACTTTTAAATGTTCTACAAGTTGGTACGTATTAAACATAAGTTCGTCAAGGTTGCTGTTGTTATCAATAGTGAAATCTGCCATCCATTGTTCTAAACTCATTGAGTCTTTTGCTTCAGGAGGAAGATGATCACTACGATCGACCCAAATAGCATAATCAAATACATTTGTATTTTTCATAGCGTAGAATTCACGCTTATTACGTAGTCCACAATAGATATCGTGTTGTTTAAATATTTCTCGACCTAAGCGAGCTCCATCGCCTTTATTAAAATCGCAGATAGCATCATACCATTCTGCTCTGTGATTATGCCTGTCAGCATAGCACTCTTCTTCATCAGCATATCCATACTTGTCCTTTAGCATATCATAGATAAAAAGTTTTGAACAGAATCGACTGCTTGATTCAAAACTTAGATTATAATTTTGTTGTAAAATTTCGCACACAGTATCTTTACCGTGGCGACCGTGTCCGATAACTAATAATTTCATAAAAGATATACCTCTATATTAATTTATAGTGTATAGTCTTTAATGCAAATTGTCAACCAATAAGAAAACCGTATCCAGTACCGCCACTAACTGCAAGTGATACATCAGCTTCTAGCTTTTCTAATTCTGCTTGTGCTTCAGCTTTTAGTGCATCACCGTTAAGTGTTGAACCACCTTGTGGTCCAGCAATAGTAGCAAACTTTGAACGTGCTTCGCCTAACATATATTTACAACTTGCAAGTGTATAATCTTTAATCCATTGCACTGCTAAGTAATCACTTAATAGTTCCGAATCTGGACGATAGTTGTAACAATAAAGTAATAGTTCTTCTTCTGCTCTAGGGCGTTGTAGTAATGTAAGTTTTTTACTTGTATTACTCCACTTAAACTCGATAAATGATCCAAACATACGTCCTACAAGTTCTTGGTGTTGTGCAAACAAATCATATGTTGCTAGTCCGCCCATTTTAGAGCTAGATAGCAAGTATGTATTTGTGTATGCTAAATTAAATGGCTCAAACAAACTGCCGCCATCACCGCCACCAGTTCTAGAACCTATACTTCTACGGAATAATTTACGAACTTCTATAACTTCATTTGGCAATGTATACTCATTTTGATCTACTACAGTTGTTAAAAACATATATGATTCTTCAACACTATTATCACTACGTTGTCTAAATTTAGTCAATGCTTTTGTTAGAGCTGTTTCATAATGTATTGGGTCAAGTTCTACATCAACCATTCCACCGCCGAGAAATGTGTTTACATAGTCGTATACTTCTTGTTTTTGTGTTGCTAAATCTGCCATATAAGTTTCTCCACATAGTATTTATCGTTACGATAAATATGTATATGCCAAGACTATCTTTATATAAACCAGAGCGCGGAAATGATTATCACTTTATAGACAAACAAGTTTATGAAATGTTTACCATTGGCGGTACTGACATTAATGTACACAAATATATAGGACCTAACAATCCTGCCGACGGTGAAGCTACAGCTGATCAGCCGCAATATGATGTAGTAAAAGAAACTAACATTCAAGATTTGTTATTCTTAGAAAATAGAGATAGAAAATATGATCCTGATGTATACTCAATGCGTGGCATTTATAATGTACAAGATATTGACTTTGATCTAAGTCAATTTGGGTTATTTTTAAGTAATGATACACTGTTTATGACTATACATATTAACAGTTCAGTTAAAACACTTGGTAGAAAAATTATGAGTGGGGATGTAATAGAATTACCTCACTTAAAAGACGAATATGCACTAAATGATTATAGTATTGCACTCAAAAGATTTTATGTTGTAGAAGATGTGAATCGTGCAGCAGAAGGGTTTAGCCAAACTTGGTATCCGCATTTATATAGAATAAAATTAAAACAAATCGTAGACAGTACAGAATTTAAAGAAATACTAGATCTTCCTGCTGAAGAAGGTAGCGATAACACATTACGTGATATACTTTCTACTTACGAAAAAGAAATGCAAATAAACAATGCTGTTGTTGCACAAGCAGAAGCTGATGCTCCTAAATCAGGGTATGATATTAATCATTATTATACTGTTGCTACAAATGACGACGGTAGTATTGATTTACGAACAGCAGATAACGAAGACTTAGATGCAAGCGGATTTACAGTTAGTGCCGACGAAATTACTAATAGACCTGAACGCGAAGGATATTCGGGATACTTAGTAGGTACTGGAGATGTTGCGCCAAACGGTGCGCCATTTGGTTTTGGTATACAGTTTCCTAGAGATAATAATGAAGGAGATTATTTTTTAAGGACAGATTTTTTACCAAATAGAATGTTTAGATATGACGGAGCAAGATGGGTGAAAGTTACAGACGATATTAGAATGACCTTAAGTAACACTCTTGAAAGACAAACTTATAAAACATCGTTTATCAACAACACTAACACAAGTAATATAAGTGGCGAACAAGTTGAAGAAAGACAAAGTTTATCTAAAGCACTCAGACCAAAAAAACCAACAGCGGATAATAACTAATGCAACACTTTTATGACGGACAAGTTAGAAGATATCTTACTCAAATGATGCGTATTTTGAGTAACTTTCCTATCAAAGAAGGTGACGGAAATATAAAAGATGTACCAGTTACATATGGAGATCTTACAAGACAAGTTGCAAATATAATAAGAGAAAATTCAGAAAATAAATTACCTAGCGCACCAAGAATTGCTGTTTACTTAACTGGCTTAGAGTTAGACAAAGATAGACTTACTGATGCAACTTATACTCGTAAAACAAATATTAGAGAACGTGCTTATGACGAAACTAATCAAGAATATCTTAACTATCAAGGTAAAAATTATACTGTAGAGCGTTTAATTCCTACACCGTATATGATGAGAGTCAATGCAGACATATGGACAACAAACACTGATCAAAAATTACAATTACTAGAACAAATTTTAGTATTGTTTAACCCTAGTTTAGAAATGCAAACTACTGACAATTTTATTGATTGGACAAGTATTACTGTTGTTAATTTAGAAAATGTGCAATGGTCAAATCGAAGTGTACCAGTTGGAGTTGATTCAGAAATAGACATTGCTACATTAACATTTAGTGTTCCAATTTATATTAGTCCGCCTACTAAAGTACGTAAAATGGGTGTTATTACTAATATCATTACTAGTATGTTTGACGAAGATAGGGGAACTATTGAAGATGGAGTTACTGCTCCACAATTAAATCAGTTCGATGATTATCCAACATCTGGTATAACTTCAAACGAGTTTGGAAATCTTGCGCAAACTAGTATTGCAGATAATACTGCTAATGTAAATTATAACAAGTATGGTGTTTACTTAGATACTGACACAGCGCAACTTTATTCTAATGGTATAGTAGGAAATAGAAACTGGAGAGAAATATTTGAAGCACTTCCAGGTACATATGCAGCCGATGTAAGTCGTATATTTTTAACCAATCTAGATAACGATGCAACAGTTACAGGTACATTTACACTAAGTCCATTTGACGAGGGCAAAATTTTAATTAATTGGGATGCTGATAGTTTTCCAACAGATACAGTGATAGATGGTAGAACTACTATTGATTACATAATTAATCCTGTAAGTTTTAACCCTGCCTCTATAAAAATATCCGGTTTAAGATTATTGTTATTAGAAGATTTAGGAGATCCTAATGCCATTAATATTCCGGTAGCGTGGCAAAATACAGACGGCACAGGATTAATAGCAAAAGCAAATGATATTATAGAATGGGATGGTGCAAAATGGAACATTGTATTTGATTCAAGTTCTGTGTCTGCTACAACTTATACAACAAATCTAAATACAAGCGTACAATATAGATTTAAAAATGGCGAGTGGTTTAAGTCTGTAGACGGTGATTATCCAGTTGGGTCTTGGCGCATAGAGCTTGCCGGCTAATTACATATATGAACAAACATATTACTTGTAGTGGAGCACTATTCTACACTCTCCAGTCTAATCGTTTTTTATTTTTACATAGAGCTAACGGCAAGCGTAGCAATATGTGGGGATTGGTCGGAGGCACTAATGAAGGTGCAGAAACACCCTGGGAGGGATTAAAAAGAGAAATTGAAGAAGAAATTGGATTTTTGCCTGATATCAAAAAAACTCTTCCGTTAGAAAGTTTTATAAGTGCAGACAGTAAATTTTATTTTCATACATACCTCTGCGTAGTACAACAAGAATTTATTCCTCAACTCAATTCTGAACACGACGGTTATGCTTGGTGTTCATTTACAAAATGGCCTAAACCGTTACACCACGGATTACGCAACACACTTCAAAGTAAAATTAATTTATCTAAGTTAGAAACTGTTTTTCAAACTATTAATTTACTTGACACTTAATACAAAGTAAAGTATAATAAACTTATGAAAGTCTTAGTTATTGGCGACATAATTACTGATAGATATATTTACGGTACTTCAGAACGTCTAAGTCCCGAGGCACCTGTGCCTATTGTTAGACAAAAACGTATTGAAGAAACTGTAGGCGGAGCAGGATTAGTTTACGAAAACTTAAAAAGTTTAGGTGTAGATGTAGAACTTTATGATAGCGGCTGGCGCAGGAGTTTAAAAACTCGTGTAATTTGTGATGGACATTATGTTACACGCATAGACGATGACTTTATTGTTCCAGGTAACGAATTCCTAGACAATATAAAACTTGTTAACTTTAGCAAATACGATTATGTAATACTAAGTGATTATAATAAAGGTACATTAGACTATGCAATTGAGATCATTGCACACATTAACAAATTTAATTGTAAAGTTATTGTAGATCCTAAACGTCAAGCTAGACATTATGAGGGTGCTTGGTTAGTTAAACCTAATAGTTCTGAATTTGAAGGCTTAGGATTTACAAAATGGCTAGGTAATATTATAACTACAAATGCTGCTAATCCTGTAATAGCAGAAATTGACAAAGAATATTATACTGTATCAGTGGACCCTGTAGAAGTATCAGACGTAACAGGAGCAGGCGACTGTTTTTTAGCAGGGTTTGTATATGGGTTATCTAGAGGATATAATTACAAAACTTGTTTAGAGATGGCAGTTAAAGGTTCTACAAAAAGTGTAAAGCATACTGGTACTTATATTCTTAAAGTAGAAGATTTAGAAGAACGTGTCATTTTTACAAATGGAGTGTTTGATATATTACACAAAGGACATTTTGAATTATTAAATGAAGCACGTAGTTTAGGCGACAAATTAATTGTAGGTATTAACTCAGACGCTAGTGTAAAGAGATTAAAAGGCGAATTACGTCCAATTAATGATGTTACAAGACGAATTGCACAGTTAGAAATGTTACCTTGGGTAGACGAGGTAGTTGTGTTTGAAGACGATACTCCATATAATTTAATTAAAAAAATAAAACCACACACTATAGTAAAAGGTGGTGATTATACTATAGATACAGTTGTAGGAAATGATTTAGCTAATGTACATTTAGTAAAAACTGTTGAAGGTTATTCTACAACTAGCATAATAGAGGCAGCATTATGAAAATATTAGTAACAGGATACAAAGGGTTTATAGGTGCAAACATTGCACAATATTTACAAGCACAAGGCCACGAAGTAGAAGGATGGGACTATGTACCCAATGCTATTCCAGATCCAGAAGGCTATGACTGGGTAGTACACTTAGGTGCAAATAGTTCTACAACAGAAACAGATGTTGAGCTTATATTAGAACAAAATTTAGAAATGAGTACTAGACTTGTACAAGCTTGTGGTCATTTTGGTGTAAATTTACAATATGCATCTAGCGCAAGTGTGTATGGTAGCTGGAAACCTACACATTTTAAAGAAGATGGACCTCTCTTACCACAATCTCCATATGCTTGGAGTAAGTATTTGTTTGACAGGTTTGTAAATCAATATAAAGACGAATTTGATATTACAATACAAGGCTTCCGTTATTTTAATGTATACGGACAATACAATGAAGAACAAAAGGGTAATATGGCTAGTCCGTTTACTAAGTTTACAAAACAAGCAAAAGAAGAAGGTTACATTGAATTGTTTAAAGGTTCAGAAAACTATTTAAGAGATTTTATTTGTGTAGAAGATGTTTGTCGTGTACACGAAAAGATGTTTGACGTTAAAGAATCAGGTATTTGGAATGTAGGAACAGGTCGTGCAGTAAGTTTTAAAACTGTGGCAGATTGTATATCAAGAAAATACGGATCAACAATTAGCTTTATTGAAATGCCAGAAAATTTAAAAGGACAATACCAAGAGTTTACTTGTGCAAACTTGACCAAGCTAAACAATACTATAGACATAGAATGGACAAAAATAGAGGATTATATAAATGCAGCGTCTTGAAGGATTTGTTAAAAAAGGTTGGGGCTACGAATTAATTTGGGCTACTAACGACAAATACTGCGGTAAAATTTTAGTATTTGAAAAAGCAGGAAATATGTTTAGTATGCATTTCCATAAAGAAAAAGATGAAACTTGGTTTGTAAATTCTGGTAAATTTAGAGTGCGCTGGATCGATACAACAAACGCTAAACTTCACGAAAAAGATTTAGGTGAAGGCGAAACCTGGCACAATCCTCCATTGCAACCACATCAGATAATAGCACTTGTAGACGGTAGTAGTCTTACTGAAGTAAGTACAGCAGATAGTGTTGAAGACAACTATCGTGTTGCACCCGGAGACAGTCAAAGAGCACAAGAAGAATTAGAGAAAGACGAATCAAATGGCTGAAATTTATTGGGGTGATGAATCACAACAACCAAACTATATTGCACCTAAATGTGTTGTAGGATTAGATCGTGATGGTGTTATAAACGTAGACATTGGCGACTATGTTTATAAAATAGAAGATTTTGAATTTGAAGAAGGAAGTCTAGAAGCAATAGTAAAACTTAGACGTTTAGGCCATAAGGTTGCTATTATAACAAATCAAGGCGGCATTGAAAAAGGTATATACACCCAAGACGATGTTGACACTATACATAATTATATGCTTGACGAATTTGGTAAGGCTGGATGTAGCAGTATTGATGGCTTATACTACAGTGCAAGTAGTGCCAAAAATGATATGTATGCAAAACCAAATATAGGAATGTTTAAACGCTGTGAAAAAGAAGTTCCGCACGTAAAATTTTCTAAAGGATTTTACGTAGGCGATAGGATACGCGACTTAAAAGCAGCAATGAAAATAGGCGCAAGACCAATTCTAGTGCGTACTGGGCACGGTAAAGAAACAGAAGAATTAATTAACAAACGTTTTACATATCAAAAGATAAAAAAAGCGACAAAAGTTTTTGACAACCTAGCCGCTTTTGTTGATTATTTAGAAACGCTTTAAGCCTGCGCTTCACCCCATCTTAAAATTAAGTTAGCATCAATAGGGCTACCACTAACTTTATATACGTTAATTGCAAGCACATCAGGACCGTTTGGATATGTACCTCGGCCTCCTAATGGTGTGTTTGTTAATTCTTTCAATTCTGAAAAATCAACAGTTGCTCTTTCTCCTGGAGCAGCAATAAACGAAAATACTGTTTCCCCCGGTTCTGCATATTGTGCAGTACTTAGATTGAATACCGTATTAGAACCTGATGAAATACTTTGTGTGGATGTAGCATTGTAAAATACTTCATAGAAGGTTGTCCCACCATAGGTAATTTCATTTATTTGAGAAATTCTTGTACCTGCTGGCCAACTAGTATCACTACTATCAACTTCTGTATTTAACCCTACTCCGGCTGCTTCAGCAGCTTGCCAACTTGTTTGAGTATATGGCAGGTTGTTTGTTTTACCATATGTGGATCCAGTTCTTGCTTTAGTCATTGTGACTGTTTGAGTACCGCTAACGTCATTGCCGCCGGGCCCATTATAATCATTACTGACAGTTATTCTTGCAAAATATTCAAAATTGCCATAGCTACTTAAACCATATTCATTATAATAACTTATACTTTGAATGGTTGTTCCTCCTGGAAAACTACCAGTCGAAACGCCTGTAATAGTGTCACCAACATTGATATCGTTATTAAGAACGTCATTTGTAGTAATATAAAATCTGTCATTACCATCTTCTAATGTGTCTTGGTTGTTATTGCCTATTCTCTGTTGTAGATTAAATGTTCCACTTATTGCGCCTGCTACAACTGAATTACTATCAGTTACAACATTTGCCGTACCCCAGTTAATACCGCCGCCTGAAGCAATTTGTGCAAAACTTGGCTGTCCACCTTGTGCAAGTCCACTTAGTCCTGACCAGTTAACATCGGCCGGATTTTCAGGATAGTTATTAGGATTAAGCACACCTTCAACAACAATGCCGCCCAATGCAGTATAATCTGAAGTAACTTCTAAACTCTGTAACAGTAACTGGGCTCTGTTTAGTAGTTCACGCTCGCCTAAATCACCAACAAGAGCGTTTGATACTGAAGGTGACAGTCTAATCAAGAATGCTGTTTGTTTAGTTGTACTAACTTCGATTCCTGTTTCAGCGTATGAGAAAATGTAACCACGATCTTCGTCAAAACCACCGTCTGTTAGGAACGCAGAACCCCAGTGGCTAATTAATGGTGTAATAGTTTGTGAAATTAATATTACACCTGTTCTTGCTAGATGAGTTGCAGCAGCACCTGCTACATATTGTCTAGTTGCTCCTGCTTGGAAATTCTCAAATGTTGCACCTCTAATACAACCAGTTAATCGATTACTTGTATCATCTTTTCCGGTAAAGTCTATAATTTCATTATCTATATACACAGTTCCTGATTCAGGAAAGAAACTACTGTCAACTAATGGTATAAAGTTTTGATCAGAGGACATATCTGCTGCAAGTTTGCCGTTTGGTCCTTCGTTTGTAACTTCATAACGTACAGGCAAGTTACCTGAACGCATAAATGCTTCTGTGTTTACGTTTGAATTACGCATTCTGTGACAGAATACAAAATTACCATCTGAGCCACGTAACATAAAATCAATAAATCCAGCACCGTACCAACTGTATTGAATACCAATCATCTGCATCTTAGCAATATCAATATCGTATCCGCTTGGCCCTGTACCATCTAAACGATCTAGATTAAAATCACGCTGTTTAACTTTTTTGTCTACAACAAGGTTAGCTTTAGTACCAGTAATATTAACAACGCCGCGCCAGTCCGGAGTAACAGTTAGTTCTGTTTGACTGTTTACGTGTGTAACAACGTGTGTCATACCTTTGATAATAATCCTATCCCCTGCATTTAACTGGTCACGGAATCTTGTGTTTGTACCTGTTACTAAGTTGTCATCTACTTGCATAGCAATAGTGCCTGCTAACTGACGTGTACCTGTACGCTGATTTACACTTACATTTGTGCCGTCGTATTCCCAGAAAATACCATTTTGATCATCAAAGATACCCGAACGTACTGTAGCACCGTGCCAACTAACAACACTCATTTGGGCTCCAAAACCGAGCACCGCATTTGTTGAACCTAATCTACGTTGTGCTCTAATTTTAAACGTTCTTTCGTCAACAATTTCTGCAACTTCATAATCAAATCTTGGAGGAACTGCTGTTTCATTTCCGCTGTTATAACCTGGAGTTTCTACACCTAGTATTCTAATTATACCACCTTGTTGTACGCCGTGATCATTGTCATCAGTTACTACAGTAATTAATGATCCTACTTCAACGTCTTCTGCTGTTAAGCTACGCAAATCGTATGATGGTGCAAATAGCGCACCAGTAGTATACATAATACCTTTACCTGACTGGTAACGAATATACTTTTTACTTTGACGTATTGCTTGCGCACCGTGTTGCGGGCCGCCTGTGCCTAACTGCACACCACCGTCATATGGTCTATGAATAAAGAATGAATCCGGTCTTGGATATACTGACCCTTCGATAGGTAGAGAATTAAGTGTTCCAGTGTCTATAGTTCCTTCTGCTCTTGCTTGGAATTCTAAAGTATCAATAGCAGGAATATTTGTTACAATATGTGATCCTGCCGCAAGATTGTGATTGTTTACGCCGTCATCTGATGTTATAGATGTAATAAAAGTATTTCCAGGAACAAGTCCGTGTGCATTTGGAAACTGTACTTGTAAAGTAGCTAACGCACCATATGTAATAGCTGTTGCAGCAGGCATAGCAGCAGTTGATGCTTCAGACATAGTTATTGTTGATATTAAATCAAAATAATTTCCGTATGCTGCTTCTTCATAACTTAACTGGGTGCTTGTAATTCCTCCAGAGGGATTTACATTTTGTACACGAATTATTAAATCATTTAATGGTGTTATTCCACCTAATTGACTACCAGGAATTACAATTCTATTACCAATTTCATAACCAGTACCGTTATTAGTAATCAAAAGATTGCTATACTGTGCATTGTCTCTTAAAATACTAAATTCTGCGTTAGATCCTGTATTAGGATCATTTACGCCTAACACGTCAATATAAATTCCGATTGGCTCGTAACCAGTACCACTAGTTGATATTCCGGTTATATTTCCTGTAACTAAGCTATCAATACTAGTTACTGTAATTGTTACATCATTGGCTGGAGATTCTCCGCCAAATACTGTTCCTGCAATAACTAACTCTTGTCCAACATTGTAGCCGCTTCCTGGAGTTTGTAAATCACCTACATACACTGCTGCGTTTTGACTTACATTAAATGTTGCTCCTGTACCTATTATATGTATAGCTGCTTGTTCTACAGTTTCACCATTAAAAGGAGTTCCAGATACTGTAAAATTAGTAATAGATCCATTGCCATCAACGTTATCTATAACAATAGTACAATCGTGAGTAGGTGAAAGGCCGCCTAAATCTGTGCCAGCTATTGTAAAATTTTCTGTTGCAAGATAGTTTACACCTGCATTTACAAATTCAGCTGAATATGTTGTACCGCTAGATGTAATATTAATTATTGCACTAGCACCAGATACAGACGTTGTAGTATATGTTACTCCGAAATATTCTCTAAAACTGTTAGGAGCAGTACCAGCAGTTGAAATTGAAGTAATGCCGCCATTTACATCTACTGCATCTACTGAAATATATAATGCTTGCACAGGGCTTGCTAAATCAGATAAAATACTTCCATCTACTTTTAATAAATCACCGACTACATATCCTGTACCTGCTATTGCTACTGTTGTAGAAGTAAAGTTATTATTTTCAAAGCTTATATTAAAACTTGCGCCTTCGCCAGTGCCTCCTGAATACGTTGCAGTTAATCCTGTAATATATTGATCTGTATTAATATGTGTTCCGAAGATATCAGCAGAAGCAATAGAATTTGCGCTATCTAAAACATCTGTAACTATTATTAATGCATCGTGTTCGGGAGATGTTCCTCCTAAACTTGTGCCAGGAATAATAATTCTATCACCTATTTCATATCCTTCGCCGCCGTCATTTGCAATAGCGTCTAATACATATGTAAAACTAGAATCCGAAGCAAATGATATATCAAATCTTGCATTTTCCCCAATTGAGTCGCCATTATTGCCTGTTAAATTTGTATACTGTGTTCTATTTCCTATTACAGGTTCTGTAAAAGGACTATTAAATGTAATAGTATTTCCTGCTATACTTTGAACATAGATTGCATATCCGTCGCCTCTATCAAATGCTAAATCTTCAACTATTCCAGTAACGTTTTGTACATCAACTTGAGAAGTACCTGCTTGCACATCACCTTCAGTTAAAGCAGTTAGATATAGGCCACCTCCTGCACTTTGATCAACAACACCAGTAACCTGAGAACCTAAAGGAATAGCACCATTTGCAGCTACAAGCGGAGCACCAATTGACGGCGCTTGATCGTCAAACGGAATAATAGTTGATCCTTGTAATACTGCTAGTTGGGTTACCATTGAACCTGCAGAGCCATTACTAACAACTTGTATATCAGGATTACCTATACTTGCTCCAGTATAAAATCCAGCTTGTCTTAGCTGAGTATAAGTTGTGCTTAAAACATCTCCGTTAGTTGTTCCAACCTTTGATTTTGCAAAATATTGAAACTGTGTTGGACTTACAATATTAACAATTACAAAAGATCCTTCAGCTCTTGCTGCACCAACTACACTATCTTCTAGTGCTTTAATTGTAATTGGAGTTCCTACTCCAAAACCGTGAGCGCCATTTGTTGTCACAGTAATTAATGATTGGCCGACTCCGCCTGTGCCAGAAGAAGCATCTGTAGTTACAGTTACTACAGGAGTGTCTGTACCTGGTAATTCATAAATTGACGGATAACCTCTTAGAGTACCAATCGCCGCCCATTTTGTAGGCTGTAACCCATACTCAAAGTCAGCGTCAAGCATTGATAATGGATTTGCAACACGATTACGTTCAATAGCATCAGTACCAAAATCATAAGGTCTAGTAGTTACAACACTTTTACCATTTTCTATTCGTTCAACAAAAATTTGTATTTCGTCGTCTGCACTGTGAGTAGATGTATCATAATTTAGTTCAATAGTTGTAACCGCATCAGTAGTTTGTAAATATGTGCCAAAATCACTATCAGTAGTTGAATCGTTAATTAATACTTTTGCACCAGTAGCAACGTTTGTAAAATTATACATAACTTCGCTTCGTGTTGCATTTGATATAAGCAATAATTCGTCTGCATTATAACGCCCTTGTATTTTTACATAACCTAATCCAATTGGAACTAAAACAGGTTGTGCAGTTAATCCATTACTTATTACATCAACAGTATTAAATGCAAGAGTTTTAATTTTTGCAGGGGCGCCTGCGGTAATAGCATTTGTTGTTGCACTCACAAATGTGTGTGTACTTGTATCCGAACTTACACCTACATTAACTGTAATAGTAGTGCTTGTTGTACTAGTCACAGCAACAGGAGCATAATAAAATTTGTCTTTGCCGTATTCATTAGGTACACCTGATCTTCGAGGATAAGGATGAAGTGTAGCATTTCCGTCTAAACCGCAAGTAAAAGTAAGTCCTGCTGGCGCAATTTGTATTTCGTCTCCAGTACTAATACTATGAGCACCTATTGTTAAAACCATTTCTCCTGTAGACGGGTTATAGTTTGCTCCTGAAGGTGTGTAACTTAGTGCAGTAACAGTTTTTGTTGCGTCTATAGTTTGACTAACTTCAGTATTTAATGCAGAAAATGCACTGTTTGTAAATATATAATCTGTAATTAATCTTTGTATAAAATTATGTGCTGCAATTTCAGGTCCGCGATCTCCGTCGACCTGAGCTACTGTTTGATCCCAATAATACTTGATTACATTTCTAATAGATTGGTTGCCACCGTATCGCAAATCTTCTAAATATGCATCGATAACATATCCTACATCTCTTTCACACTTTGCTTGACTTGTATTTGTATAGTTATAAAAAGTATCTGATACTGAGTTTGCTGTTGCACTTACAAATGTGTGTACACTTGTGTCAGAACTAATACCAATGTTAACAGTAATAGTAGTTGATGTAGTATTTAAAATTTGTATAGCTTTATTATAATACGGATCGGTACCCGTATCATTAGGTACACCGCTTGCTCTTGGATATGCGTGTGTAGTTGCGTTACCGTCTAGCTCACAAGTAAACACTAGTCCTTCTTCAGCAATAGTGATTGCATCACCAACATTAAACGTATGAGAACCAATTGTAAGTACTAGCACTCCGGTTGTAGGAGTATATGTTGCGTTTGTAGGAGTATATTGAGCAGCGTTACTTATTCTGCTAGTAATGTATGCATTAGCTTCTTTTTGTATAAATGTTTTGTTACTTTCTAATAGACTATATGCATCAGGAAATCGATTTGATAGTGTTCCTAAGCCTGGTTTAAATACATAATTTTTTATTTGTGTTTTTGCCATTATTTACAATCCAAATGCTATAGATAGTGCTAACGCAGTACTATCTGTATATTGTTTATTCGACACATCGGTATCCTGTGTTGGTAACGTATTAACTTGCGCAGTAGAAAATTCTGCGGTAGCAGGAGTAATATTACCAATTACTGTATTATTTATAGTACTGTTGATTATTGTTGATGATAAACCCGAATCACTTATAGTTGTAATTTTACTTCCGTCAATCTTTAACTGTATTTCGTTAACAGCTTCTAATTCTAAATTATTTCCTGAAAATAGATTTGATATGCCTGTGCCACCAACATTAAGAGTTCCGCCAACAAATATGTCTTTTTCTACACCTATGCCGCCTGCAACAGTTAAAGCACCTGTAGTTGGTGATATTGATTCGATAGTATCATTTATAGTTACAGAGGAAAATTGTCCTACTGGATCAATTATATTAATTTGTCCAAATACATTTCCTGCTGTATCGCCATAATATAAAATATCTGGAGCAGTTAGAGAAACAGAAAATCTAAGGGTGCCGTCATCTTTACCTTGCGCATCTACTCCTGACGAACCATCTGAGTGTGTTATACCGTTATTATAAGTATCTGCGCCCTGTACATTGTTTGTGTAAATATAAAATCTTAGTGTAGGAACTTGTAAGTCAAACACATATGTTCTCTGTCTTGCAAGAGTTAAAGTTGGATTAGCACCGGATCCAGCTTGTGCAATGTTGTAAGCATTTTGTGATTCTATTACTACAAAGTCAAATGTATTTGCAACTTCATCATCGGGAGTAGTTGCAGTAATGATAGAATTAGCAACAATGTTTCCTTGATCGTCAACTGAGAACCCAGGACCTTTGAAACCAAATTTTGATACAAATGGTGCATTTGCTACTGCCATAATTCTACTCCTATATGTTATTTATCAGACTACAGGAGGGTTAAGTGTATGAAAGTATTGTCCGGTATATATAACCTTTGCACCAGTGAAGTTTTGTTGGGCTTCTGCATTTATTATAGGTGTAACACTCAAGTCTACATAACTATCATTTACTGTTACACTTATATCTATAATGTCAGTTAACGTACTATTTCTCGAGAACACTACAACACTGGCACGATCTTTTGTAGCAGTTACAAGAGCTTTTATAATTTCTTTATTAGACATATCATAATCAGCACTTATAGTATATTCTACTGTTGAAAAATCGCCTATATGCCATCTATCTAATAGAGTAGTACCTATTACTTGTTTCCAAGGACCGCTATGACTTACGCCAGAATTATTTTTAAACAATATTGTATTTTTTAATCCCTGAGTCAAGTAATTTTTTAAATTTTGCATTTTATACCCCTGCTAATAAAATATTTATCAGTTTTTTAAGGTAATTAATTTTCCATATTCTGGCAAGTACAAATATTCAATTTCACTGTTGGCAAGAGTTCTTACAGCATCGTCTAGTGTTTCTACTAATGGTTCACCACCTAAATTAAAACTTGTATTAAAAATTATAGGACATCCTGTCTTGTCTTTGAATGCTTTAATAATATCATAATAATGTGGATTTTGTTCTCTACTAACAGTTTGTATGCGACAAGTTCCATCTACGTGAATAATAGCAGGAATTTTCTCTTCGACACCCGGATGACAGTTTACAGCATACATCATTGTAGGAGAACTTTCCATACCGCGCAAATCAAACCATTCGTGTGCATCCTCTTCTAATATTGAACCTGCAAATGGACGGAAGTATTCTCTATGTTTAACATTATTAACGTGATCTTTTCCATTAGGATCGGTAGGATCATAAAGAATACTTCTGTTACCTAATGCACGAGGTCCGTTTTCAGATCTGCCTTGAAACAGTGTTACAATATTTCTGCCGGTAATTAACTCAACAATATCTTGATGTGTTGCATCTTGTATTTGTGCATTATATTTTTCAGCTGTTTCATTAATTTCAGAATTATCAAAAATATATTCTGGTCCTAAATAAACATCATTTTGTCTGGTACGTATATTGGAATCGTTTGTAATACTATGATACCAAAACAGGGCGGCGCCCATAGCTGTTCCTGCATCATTAGAAACAGGTTCAACGTATAAATTAATACCTTCGTCTTCAAGTTCTTTTAGGTAAAAATAATTAGCAACACAGTTTAAACCGTATCCGCCTGATATAACTACATTTTTATTTCCTGTTTTATTAACTGCATATCTAATCAAGTCAGCTACAGCTTGTTGGGTTTCGGTCTGTACTGCATATGCTAAGTCTCTTCTATTTTCTAAAAGTGTTACATCGTCATTATTGTGGTCATTTAAAAAATTATAAGAACAATAGTTTACAATAGCACCATTTGGATATCTTGGTATAATCATATTTCTATTGGTAGTTGGCAATGGAAAATCATTATCTTCAAATAATTTGGCAAATTTATCATTTGGTTTGCCATACGGAAATAGTCCCATCGTTTTACCTGCTTCAATAGAACTCCAACCGCAGTATTCTGTTACTGCTTCGTATGCTTTTACTATACCTGCTCTATCGTGTATTAAAACATCATATACTGCATCTTGTTCCCAATCTGCTGCATCGAAATCTTTCATAAACATATTTTGTATTATGCTTCTTGCACCTAGTGTTTTGTGTATAGTTTTTATGTTTGCTGGATAATTACATTCGAAAATACTTTCAGTTTCCCATACAGTCATTTGTTCTTCAGGTGTTGCTGTAGGAAGAAATGTTCCTGCACCATCTACAATTACTGCTGTTGCATTTTCAAAACCTGAACGATAAAATGCCATTGCGGCGTGCATTTTATGATGAAGCATAGCAACATCAACAACTTGTGATCTTCCATCGGATTGCATTCTAGAATTTATTAATCCAAGTTTTCTTGCTAATCCTGTATAAACATCTTCGCCAGTATAATCAAGCTTGCCTGCTGTGCCTTCTAGCCCTGTAGTATGTGCAATTACTAGATAATCTAATTTATCTGTATACTCTTTAATCTTTAACATCGATGCAAGAGGTCCTCCATCATACTTTTGACGGGTTAATCTTTCTTCTTCTATACTAAAGATTATTTCGCCATCTTTCATTAAGCACACACCTGCATTGTGTCCTCTAGCTATTCCAGCAATCCATAATGGCTTTTTGCTCATAATTAAAATCCTCTATAAAAACTTTGAAAGTTTGGAAGCATTCTATAACACGCTTCTCCAAACGTTTCTATTTCTGTTGTCTGTGTTCGTAACTCGTTTGTAATATCTATCCATTTTTTTGCAGTTGGATGCAAAATCTGACTTATTCCTAATTTATCTTTAAGTATGTCATTCATCCAAGATAAATGTAAAAACACACTAGGGTGAGGGTCTAACCAAGGTTTTTCATCAACTTTACTATCATACCAATGATACATATCATCCTTGTTATTCCAGGTATATAGACCTATAGGTTGTGTCCATTTTTCTGTATTAAGATATTGTTTATAACAATCAAAATCAGAATATTTTTCAAATAAATTTACTTTATTTCTTTTTTCATTATATCCTGCTGCTTCTAAAAAGTCACTTCCTAAGTTTTCTATATTACCTATAGTTGTCATTGCATAATTACAGCCTATCTTATCTAATATTTCGGTTGCTGTTGCAATTGCATTTAGCATATGCATTGTATAAGATTTTTCATCAAAGAATTCCATTACCCATTTTTTATCATACTTTTCTGTATTAATGTAATTAAAAATACTTCCTTTAGTTTTCCAACCTGTTGCATCATCACGAGGAGGATATCTAAATGTATGGTAATCATTACGGATATGACTAGTCCATTGTATAATTACAATGTCATCTTTTGTAAAATGATTTTTAGCGTGACATTCGATTAATCGTTCTACAATTGCTCTGTTGCCTAATCCAGCCCAGCCCCAGTTTTCATAGATTTCAAATTCTAAGCCTAAAAAATCTGCCCACGTCGGCCAAGAATATTTTGTAAAAGAACATCCAAATGTAAACAGTCTTGTCATTTTATTTTTTCTTTTTAAGACTTTTAGATACCTCTTCGATTATTACTTCTTCTATTTTATCGTTCATATGCATAATACCTTCATTTCGTCTGTCGGTAAATTCATCTATAGTAATTCTAATAGGACTATACCTTTTTACTCCCTCACCCATATCTAGAGTTTTAAATGTATCACTATCAGGATATGAAACATTTTCAACAAACGTACTGCCTAATACTACTGTAGAAGGCACATCAAAACTATACGATATGTGTTGTCCTACACTATCACACCCTAAGAAGTGATCACATAAATTTATAATTGCAGACCATTCACGCAATCCAATTCCTTGTGGAATTGCAACAGGATCGGTAATACCGTGTTTTTGAAATTCTATTGCAATTTCTCCCATAAAAATCACAGCGTATTTTTTTGATAATTTTTTTACAATATTAACTACACTTTCAGGTTCAAAGCTTCTTCCTCCAAAATCTGTAATCATACCTTTTTCTTCTATTGTACCTCGTCCAAAAGGTTGAAATACTATCACTTGATCTTTTTTTGTTTTTTCTTTAACGTCGTTGATTACATTTTTTGCAACCATAAGTTCTTGTTTGCTAAGACGTATTAATGGTTTTTGTAAATCTCTTACACCTTTGTTGTTTATTTCAATATCATATGCTTGAGATAAACTACATTTTTGGTTGTAATATTCCCACACTCTATATGGTTCAGGACTATGTAGAGTCATATGCTTTAGTTTATCTTCAAACAAATTTTTATGCCAGACATCATATGCCTTTTCGTGCAAGAACGGATGGCCTTTATAAAAATCAGTTCCGCCCTCACAAACAATAATAAAATTGTCGTCAGGATTTTCTTCTTTATATTTTTCTAGTGCAGGTATTGAACAAATAACTCTGCCGGCGCCTCCATTAATAAAAAAGGCGGAATCTCGTTTGTTTTCGTTAGACATTTTATATCCTATAATTAAATGGGTATTTTACTAAGATATTTATAGGATATATTTTTTAGGCAAGACCAAAGTGAAAGTAAAAACTTTCACTTTGATATTTTATGATAATGGATTATCCATTCCTGTGATTTTCCAAGGATCGATAGTTTTTTCTTTTGATACTGAAATACTCAGTCCTGTGCCGTTTGCACTATTAGAAGACCAATAAACATCACTAAAAGTTACAGCAGGTTTATGATAGAATACTCTATTATTCTTTTTTGATGTTCCAGTAATTGCACCTGACTCATCTACTGAAGTTACCGTTAGTATAATATCACCTGCGGTAGTTCCCATTTTTATATCAGGATCACTAATACTAATTTTATCGCCTACAGCAAATCCTGATCCTGCGTTGTCTAGTGTTATATCCCACGCGACACCATAGATTTTAGGAAAGTCGCGTAGCCAAGTTCTATAAGCTGTTATTTTTGCAGCTACAGGTGCCGGAAGATCTTCGCTATAAGTTCTGTCGCTATTACGTAAATCCGTATCTCTTTTTACTAATCTTTCATCCCAACTTATACCGTGCTCTAAATATGGAAAAGGTTTAACCCAACTTTGTGATGCAAAGTTATATTCTACATTTCTTTCTGAATAGGTATGGTTTGGCATTGGGGGATCAACCCGCACATAAGGATCTGATTGTGGAATATCTTCGGAAATAGTTTCAAGAACATCGGGATCGTAATCCTGCACTAAAGCACAAAGAAGTGTTTCTTCATTACAATCTACACGCACTGCTCTTTGATGATCAGTTTGATCATTAAAATTATCTATTTCTTCAACTGGTATAACGCCACCACTTAATTTATTAGTATCTAAATCTACTACTAATGCAATTTCAGCAGGACCTTCATATATCCTAGTTGCAGATTTAGCAAGATCATCTGTTGTATAGTATTGATCGTCTGGTAATTTGTATGTGTATTCTTTGCTTATATTTGTCATTTTCTATTCCATTTTTAGTAATATACTACGTATACCATTCCGCCTGCACCCGGTGAACCACAGCAACAAGTGTTTCCTGCGGTTGCTACACCTTGGCCGCCACCACCTGGGAAGTGACCAAATCCTGCGCTGCCGCCTTGTCCGCAACAAGGATTCCAACTCATAAATGGATTTCCGCCTGTCATTGGTGCTGTTGCAGCAGTCATCCAAGCATCATCTCTACAATATTGTGTGCGTCTATGATGTCCCATAGTTCCTACCCAGCATTGGTCTACATTATCTGCTAAACCCCTGCAGCAGTAACACATAGAACAGCAGGTATAACAGTTGTTATCCATAAAGCAACACGCATACGGATAACTATAGTGACCGCCACAAACTTTAATAAGACAGGTTGTACCGCCGCCTTGACCTTGGTTACACACTGTTGAGCAGCAGCCGTGGCATCCACACGCACCGTTTGTCATTTGTGTTGAACATTGTGTGCTAGTAGCAGCACAAATAATAATAGCATCGTTAGGACAAACATTTAATGCTTTGATAGCATAACCGCCATTTCCAGCACCTGGTCCTTGTATACAGCAACACCCGCCGGCTGCGCCGCCACCACCGGCCCATATTTCAAAAACAGCATAACTTACGCCTGCAGGAACAATCCAACAGCAACATTGACCGCCGTTTGAGTGCGATGTTACGTTTGTATTATATACAACAAACTCTCCCGGAACTATAGCTGTACCTTCTTCATAACCGTAAACATAATCTTTTAAACTTGCCATATCTTATCCTTTAGCTAACCACCGGGTAATAAATCATAACTAAACCACCTGCTCCAGCTGCGCCGCAAGCAAGAGTGTTGTTGTGAGTTCCTGCTGTTGCGCCACCGCCGCCTGGGAAAGCTGCGTAGCCGCCATAGTCACAACCAGCACATCCTGAAGCTGAACCTGAACAACCGTTTTTAGTTACTCTGCCGCCTGTAGGGGTAAATGGTGCGCTTGGCATAATTTGCCAAGATTGTGAAGAGCAAAAAGTATTTCCCTTTGCTGCTCCAGCTGATCCGCAAATACCCATTCCTCCGCACCAACTACCGCATTGACAGTTTTGTCTGCCGCCGCAGCCGTCGCCTATCATAAACCAACAACAAGCACCGCCACAGACGCCGCCGCTTGCACAAGCCTGCACTGCGCCACCATTTATTGAAACAAAACTGGGATATCCTGCACAGCCCCAGCATTTACAAGTGCTACAGTTAGTTGTTCCTGCAGCACATATAGTGTAGCTTTCGCCGCCGTCTCCGGACAATCCTGTGATAAATTTTCTTGAATACGAACCTGCGCCACCTGGCCAGCCACCCATACAGCAACAAGCACCAGAGCCTCCTCCGCCGCCTCCCCATATTTCTACAGCAAACCAGGAAACACCTTGAGGTACAGTCCATAGACAGCAGGATCCGCCATTTTCAGCAGTTGTTGTATTAGTATTATAAACATTTAGAATGTCATAATTTACTGTTCCGCCTACTCCTGCGCCGTATTCAAATAATGCTCTAAGTCCTGCCATTTTATTATCCCTCTTCCGGTGTTAAAGGAAAATATATCTTCCACGCTTCAACTTCGTCCGCAGTTCCGTATCCATAAGTTGCAGGCAAATCACGCAATGATTGTCTGTAATCAATCCAAGGTTGCTTAACTGCATCTGGCATATCTGGCGATATTTTTCCATCACTTGCTGTTAAAGCATTATTGCGCTTTTCTATTGCCCAAGTCCAATCATATGGTGCTTGTACCAAGTCTGGGGTGTTCCAACTTGCGTTTGCTATATCATATGTTAAAGAATCTCTTTCATATGTTTGATCTACTTCTGTTATAGTATTGTATTCTAAAACGTGACCGCAGGGTAAAGTTTCTTGTGTAGTAGTTTGTCCGTCTACACTTACATTTGCAGCAAATACTAAACTCATTACTAACGGATCATCCGCTGCTACTATTTCTACTTTAGTGGTTCCTACTGGAGTAGGAACTTCTGCACCATTATCTACTGTAGTTAATGGTGGTGAACAAGAAGATATAACTCCTGTATCTGTATCTACAAATATCCAGCATCTATCCGGACCTGTATATGTTGCTGTAGCTGTTTTATTTTGACTCATTGACTGACTATACATACTGTCAGCGATATTATAAGTAAAATTTACTGTTACTTCTGTAATTGGACTTGGCATTTTCTTTCCTCTTATGTATATGTTACTTTAACAAAACCGCCCTGACCGTGGGTACCATAGCAGTATCCTCCGCCACAAGCAACGGCGTGCATACCTGAACCACTTGGCCAAGATGCGCAAGATGGATCTAAGTTTTCACCAGTTCTTGACATCTGCGTACACTGATCGTTAGTCCAGCGTCCTGTTTGAGCGCCGCTATTTCTATATGTTATTAGGGCTTGTCTGCAAAAGTTGTTATTTAATATTGTTCCACCACCGCCCGGCATTACAACATCGCCTAAGCCGCAGCTTGATAAAATCCCCCAGCAACACGCTTGTCCGGCACAGTGTTGTCCTCTAGACATTTGTATGCATCCGCCAGTGCCTCCTGGTGCACACGCAATTGTTGAACCGCCGCCGGAAACGTCAATTACATAGGATGGAAACGCTTGGCTTGTAATTCCGCAGCAACAACCACAACATCCTGAGCCTCCTGAGCATATACAAAATACACACCCTTCTGCAATATCTACTGTCTTAATTGCGTAAGATCCGCTAGTAGGCATAACTCCTGCACGTTCACAGCATCTTGCACCAGGTCCGTCGCCACCAGCACCCCACAGTTCAAAGGTTGCTTTTGTAATTCCAGCAGGTACAGTCCAGGAATAGCCGCAGCCTCCATTTTGTGTGCCTTTACCTGTATGTCTTACAAAGAAAACCCTATTTGGATTACCTATACTCGGCGGTGATAAATCTGATAAAAGTGAACGTAAACTTGGCATATTAACTTCCTGCTATAACCCAACCGTTTGAGACGTCAGCGTATACAAGTATTGGACACGCATTATTAATGTCAATTGTTAAATTGTCTGCTGCCCCTTGTATGTTTGCGCCGTTTCTTGCAACAGTGATTGCTGAACTGCCAGCATTCCCGCCGACATCTATAATTTGTACTGTGTCGCCTGCTTGTAATGAGCCGCCATCAGCAGTAGTGTTTGGCAGTGTTACCGTTATGCCGCCTGCTGTACAAAGTACTCTGTCATTAACACTAGCATTATAACTAACTGCTGTAGTGACAGTGCTAGTTGAATAAGTTAGTGTATTTGTAATATATCTTCCCATAACCGTTTGTTCCTTTGTCTATGTATTTATGCTGTTGTTTCAATTCCGAAAGCAACTACGCTTACGTTTGCTTGCGAAGATTGAACAACTATTTTTTGTGTTGCTGCTAAAACTATACCTGTTCTTTCTAGAACATTTTTTGGTAAAAGTTCTGTTTGATATTCGATGAATTCACCGTTTGTGGGCGTATCTAAATCAGCAATCGCAAGATTAATTGTTGTCGGTTGTGAGCCTCTATTTACAATATTTACGCTCGCCACAGTATACGTTGATGCTGGGCAAGTATAGACAGTTGTATTTGTTGCTGCTGAAAGATCTTCGCCTGCTAGTCTACCTGTGGCCATTTTTGCTTATCTCCATTATTGTTGTAAAAAGTAATTCAGTGCTACTGGACTTCCGCCAATGCCACCTGTGTAATTTACTTTTTGTAATATATTTATCTGGCTGCCTGTCGTTGTTGTAATTTCCTGTCCTGATATATAAATTGAGCCTGCTGTAATACTGTTAACATTTAGTTCGCCTGCGCCGCCGCCAATTTGTGAAGCAATGTATGTTTTAATTGCTTTTTGTGTAGGCACAATGTTATCTGAATTAGCAGTAAATGTTCCGTCTACGCTAAATTCTGTAATAGTTGCACCGGTACCTCCTAGTTCAAGTTGTCCAAGTGTTAGTTCTTGTAGTCCTGAAATATTAAACGCATCAGCATTTAGAGTTGCAATACCTGTACTCTGTTCAACATTAAACAATCTACCAACTCTAAAGTTACCGTCTTGGTCCGTTGAAGTATAGAATACTCTTCCGCCGCCGCCAGTTCGTATTTCATCATTTGGATCTGGAGCGATAGACGGTGATCCAGGATAGTTTGTACTTGCAAAATTACCAGTACCTATGTCTAGGAAGTCGTGTCCTGTTAGACGTACTTGTGAGTATCTAATACGCATTTCAAAATCTGTATCGTGCGGTGGAGCATCTGTTGTTGAAATTTCTGGACTAATTTGTAATTGAGCATCGTAAGGGCCAGTTCCTGATAAATCTCTAACTGTTACAAGTTTAAAGTATTCTCCAGGTAAATGATCAAATGTAACATTAGAACCTGCATTCGGTTCATCTGATAGATTTGTTACTCTTAATAGTGTTCCTGGTTGATATCTATCCATATAACCGTCACCTGCAATGTCAACACTTGCTGTAACCATTCCAGTACCTCTACTAGTCCAAGTAGGTTGTGTTAATACACCGTCACCTATTCTAACAGTATGAGGAGCATCCGCTGTGTTATTTGGGTCTACAAAAGTTAAAGCAGGTGCTGCTACGTAACCATTACCAGGATCATATATGGTTATTAAACTTATTTTTCCATCTTCTACAATTGCTCTACCTTTAGCAGTATCTGCATACAATCCTGACCCTGGAGGAGCAAAATCTAAGTAAGGTTCTATCGAATAGTTTGTAGTATCATCTAGTGTGCTTTCTATAGCTGTTCCAGGAACAATATGATCCCATCCTGCACTTCCGTCACTGGCTTTGATTACTGTTGCTATTTTTGTGCCAGCGTTATATGTATCAATCAGTGCATATTGACCTGCGCCTCTTCCTGAGGTTAAGTAGATGACCATACCTATATATTGAGAACTCAATCTTGAATCAGTGTTAGATATAGTAATAGAAGTTGTGTTACCTTGTTGCGCAACATTTTCTGCTGTAATATAATCTGCTCCGCCAAAATCATCTGCAGGGTCAGTTAGTCTAACTTCAAAAACGCCACCATTTACAATATTTGCATTAGCAATAGATGCGCCAAACCCTTCGCCTGTGACTGTGAATCTTGTTGCATCGCCAACTGTAGCTATGTCAAATGTTAGATCCGGAGCGCCACCGCCGCCGAGACTACTATCTGCTATTGTAATAGTATCGCCCTGAGTATGACCTGAGCCGCCTTTTTCAACACTTACTGTTGCATTACCTGCATCATCTACAATAACCTTAAATATCTGTCCTATGCCTGAACCGCTTGTTGTTCCGGAAAGATTGTAATATGTTCCTTGTGTTCTATTTACATTTGCAGCACTTATGTTTTCTACAGTTAGCAATGCATCTGTTGCTGTAGTATAATCTTGCCCTGCATTAATATATTCAAAAGCTAATATTTCGTTTCCGTCAGTAAATACTCTTTGCACAGTTGCGTCAAAATATTGATTAGTAACTTTTCCTGTAATTGGTACTTCGGTTATATCAACACCTTCTGCTACAGTACCAAAATTACCATAAGAAGAGTTACCATTAGTTGCACGAATCTTACCGCCATTTTCTGCTAGATATCCAATGTGAGCATAGTAAGAGAATACTGAAACAAGTTCTGTTCTACCTAAGTTTGTACACCATACTCCAATACCATCTGAACATATTTGTGTAAAGTCGTTAGCAACAATAGAGTCATTACCTCCGTCGTGCAAGTCTCCATCAATTTTACAACCTATACAGCCTGTACCAAATGTTGAAACGTTTTGGACGTATGGAGATTTGTTTATAATCCATACATTTTCGTCTGCTGGACCCCAACCTGGATCAAGACTTACGAATGCGCCTGCTGTCGGACGCTTAGTTCCATATTGATTATCTGTACTTAATGTACCTGTTAATCCTGCAACTGTGCAGTTTCGTAAACCTGTGCCGTTGCGCATATAGAACATATCTTCTGTTAATGATCCGCTGACAGCATTAACGTAATAACGAGCATACAGAAGTGATTTATAATTACCGGTGTAAATCAAGTCATTTTTAATTGCATCTATGTATCTGTGAATATCTCTTTCACATTTTGCAACATTATATACATATGCAGGATATGTTGCTGCAATATATGCTGTTACTTCTGCAACTAAAAAGTCTCTGTTTGCTTCTAAAACTTCTACAGCATACGTATAATCAGTTGATGTTACCGGGTCATTTGATCCAGTAGTTGCAGGAACTGTTGAGTCGCCGGTTGCACCATTTACACCATAATCGATATAATCATAAATTTGCTGCCATAATTCTGCTGCGTCTGTTCCTGCTTGAGCAGAGCCTGCTGGACGTGAAGTAACCTGGCTTACTGCGTTACCTGCACTTGCAGTGACAGCAACGTTAGTAATAACATCACTTGTAATTGCTTGTAATCTTGAAATAGCATCTAATGTATAAGGAGTGTCTGCACTGTCAACTAAAACTCCTGCTGGAGTAATTCTTGTTGAGCGTAATTCATCTCCAACAACTGCTGTATTTTCAGGAACAATAATAGGAAGAACTTCTTCAAATTCTCCAGTTTTTACAAAAATTGTGTTTTGTGGTTTTTTCTCAGCTATTACATTATCTGTATTACCTGCTGTAATTGCTCCTGTAATAATGTTTACAAGTGATTCTAATGTTGACTGTGCATCAGTTTCCTCTGTATAAGTTGAATCTATAACTTGAGTTATTGGAGCTCCTACTGCGTTTAGTGTTTGATAATTATTTGCAGGTGCTAGATTAGTAAGAACTGCATCTGCAACAGTTTTAATATAGTTCAATCCGTCTGCTGTTTCTGTTGCATTGTCTGCTAGATATGTTTGTCCATCTGTACTGAAGTAAGAAATAGCTGCATCTCTTGAACGTTCGTTACCACCGTGTGATAAATCCCAAATTAGTGCATCTACAACCTGTCCTACATCTCTACGACAAGTTTCTTTAGTATAGACTAGTGCAGGATATGTGTTATCAATATATTCTACAACTTCTGCTTGAATAAATGATCTATTTTTTTCTAATAGATTTTTTGCATTATATCTAATAGCACCCATTTGAACTTGTTCTGTTGCGTAACGCACAGTTTTCCAAGGTCTATCAAGTGTTACACCATAACTAGGTGCTGCTTCGTCTATACCGCCATTTAATTCAACATAAAATACATTATTAATTGCACCGAAGTTTGTCCATTCAGGTGCTGTGCCTAAATCATTAACTTTAAGAACCTGACCCGGTGTTCCTATTCCTAATCTTGTAGGACCCGAACCGCTAAAGTAAACAATATCACCTTCAGTAGTAAGGTTGCCGCTTTCAGCACCACCTGTCAATAAGTTCCAGTTTGTACCTGTTACATCTTGATCAGGTCTGTTTTGTGCTGTAATTTCATCTGATACGTGTGCATAGACACAAATGTAAGAATTAACTCCGTAGTTTACTGCATCGCCTGCATCATAAAATGTTGCATCAGCCCAGTCACCTTTCCATTCAACACCTTCATTTAAGCGTTGCCAGTAATTTGCCCAGTTAGGATAGTTGTCTAAATCATTTGGACGTTGATCAGTGTGTTTTAAAATACACAAGTAAGTGTAGCCACCGAGACGCACTACATCACCTTCAATGTATTCTCTGTTTGTACTATCGTCTTCGTAATCTCCGATAAAACGGAAACCAGTTGTAAATAATGCCCATTGAGTAGGATTATCACTAGGCTTGTATGCAATGTTATTAATTATTGCAACATATGAATAACCTCCATACGTAACAAAATCACCTGGTTGATAATTTACTTGCGGGTTCCAACTATCTTGGAATTCTAATGCTTCTACAAATTGAGCCCAATTAGCTTCGTCAGCTGCTAAATTTGTTGCACTAGAAGTATGTTGTGTAGTACAGATCCAAATGCCACTTCCATATTTTACAAGATCATTTATTCTGTATCTTGTGTTTTGTGTCCAAATAGATCTATATTCAATTCCTTTGTGTAAGTAATCCCATTTTGCTTGGTCTACTTCTAATCCATCTGTAATATTACCTGCAGAAGTATGACCTTCGTTACAAACGTATAATGTGCCACCATATCTAACAATATCGTTAACACGATATCTTACCGATGTATTCCAGTCGTCAGTCCAATAAAAGCCTTCTGAGAAAATATCCCATTTTGCTTGATCTACTTCTAGGCCATCTGCGTTTGTAGAAGCACTTGTATGGTCTTCAGTACAAAGATAAATTGTACCATTATATTTTACAATATCATTTATTTTATATCTTGTATCTGTGTTCCAATTTGCCTTATAGTCAAATCCTTCTGCAAATAAGTCCCATTTTGCAATATCGTCTCTAACACCTGGAGTAGTTGTACCTAAACCTTCTAAACCTTCAGCAACTGATGATGCACTTGTGTGAGCGGTATTTGCAACATAAAGATAACCACCATACTTAACAATATCACTTACTTTATAGTAAGTGTCAGTTTGCCAGTCACCCTTCCACTCAATACCATCTGATATTTTGTTCCAATATTCTGATTGGTTAGTTGTAAATAATGCCGGAGCTGTATGGCCAGCGATACAAACATATGTGTTACCGCCATTACGAACAATATCATCTTTGTAGTAGACTGTAGAAGAGGTCCAGCTACCCTTCCAAATAAATCTAATTCTACCTAACTTAAACTCTGCCATTTAAAAACTCCGCTTCTATAATGTATTTATGCATTTCTTAAATTCCAAATAATTGCAAGGCTAGATAATCGCCATCTATGCCGTCATTATGTTCTACTTTAGTTGAAATAATTAATTCTAAACCAGATGTAGTTGTTATATTATGACCACTAACTTTTACTTGTCCTGCTATTAAGGTGTTTGTAAGTGCATCAGATCCTCCACTAGAAATTCTGCTTTCTAAATATTTTATAATAGCAGATTGTGTTGGAACTATATTATTTGAGTTAGCTACAAATGTTCCGTCTTTACTAAATTCTCTAACAACAACTGCACTTCCTCCTACTTGAACACCGCCTAACGATAATTCAGATAAGCCACTAAGTTCAAATATATCTGCATTAACTGTAACTGCACCAGTTGCTTGTTCAACACTAAACAACTCTCCAACTCTAAAGTTACCGTCTTGGTCAGTACTTGTGTAAAATACTCTACCACCGTCTGATTCTACAACTTCATTAAATGGTTGTGCAGCATTTAAACTATCTTGACCTTCTAAATAAAGTTGAGGATATCTTGTACTATTCACATTACCAGTACCAATATCAAGAAAATCGTGTCCTGTAAGTCTAATTTGGCTATATTCTTCTCTAATAACAACACTAGTTTGATGATCTGGAGATTCATTTTCTCCAATACTTGGACTTATAGTAATAGTCAAATCATATGGTCCTGTACCACTAGAACTTTGTACTTTAGTAAGTCTATAAGTAACATCTGTGATTCCGTTTATTTCTACGTTTGCACCTGGTCCGGGGATTCGTGTAACATTATTCAGTACTAAAGTTTTTCCTGTTTGATAAATGTCTGCATATCCGTCGCCGCCGGTAATCGTCACTGTTGCGCTAGTATAACCTGTACCTTTATTTACAAATCTTGGTTGAGTTAACACCGCTGAATTAACGTTTGCAGTGAAAGATGCATCAATAGTACTTTCATTATCATAAAAGTCTATAATCGGATTTTCAATATAGCCACCGCCTGGATCGTACATTAACACTCTGTTAATTCTACTATTTTCTACTACAGCTCTTGCTACTGCGTTAGAACCTGTAGTAATATTTCTTACAGTACTAGATCCTGATGCTATTGTCCAAAGAGTGCCGTTTAACATTCTTGTAACACCATTAGTTCCTGGTATTGTAAACGCAGTACTGTCTAAATCAAACCATTTCCAAGACCAACCGTCTTTTGATCTACCCACAGTCTTTGTATCGCCTGATACTGGAAATGCAATAAATTGTCCGTTTCCGTATATGACTCTATCTAAACTTCCGTCTGGAATAGTCTCTAAATGTCTATCATTGTTGTACCAAGTTAACCCATCAAAACTATAAACAGCCATTGCAGAACCAAGTACATCACCGATTGCAACCCATCGATTGTTTCCATAAGCTACGTGAGTCCACGACGCTGTAGGTAAAGCGTTAGTTACTTCAGTCCAGTTAACGCCGTCTGAAGAATATGCAATATCACCATCGCCGTGAACTGCTAACCATTTGCCGCCGCCATATGCAAGACCAGCTGATGCTGCTCCTCCAGCAATACCAAAAGTATTTGTAGTTTGACCAGAGCCGTCTGCGTTAAAGCTTACCCAGCCGTTCATATTACCCCAAATTGCGACAAGTAAGCCTGTGCTAGGATCAACATCAAGATGTGTCCACAGATTATTGTGATTAGGCAAGTTTATTGTTGTCCAAGAATCTGCATCAGTATCGTATCTATATACATTAGAATCATAAACACTTAAGAAATAAGCATATATTCCATTTGTAACTGATGTATAAAATCCGCCTACCGGATCGGTTGTCCCTGATAAATTTGTATTGCTTGCTATAAATGTTGTACCGTCTGTACTTATTGCAGAATCACCATCTCCATTTATAGCAATATACACACCGTTTGTATACTGCATATCGTGTATGCCTGATAATATAAAATTAGCAGGCCAAGATATACTAGCATTAGTTAATTCCCAACCTGGATCTGCTATATCTACTCTTGGCTCTATTGTATATCTACTAGTTGTATCTAATGACGATACAATAGGATTTCCTGGATATAAGCTTTCCCAACCATTGGTATCATTATATTCTTTAGAAACTATTGCAACTTTACTAACAGGATCATAACCTGTTATAACACCGTATTGTCCTATACCTGTACCTGCAACAACTACAACTCTTTGTCCAATATATTTTTCAGCTGTGCCTGTTTCGTCAGCTGCTGCAAGAGTAATTGTACCTGTACTTCCAGTTTGTGCGTTATTCAACAAATATTGATAGTTTAATCCGCCCGGTATCGAGCTGTCTGCAGGACCTAATATTCTTATATCACTAATACCAAATGGTCTAAACTCTTCAAATGCTAAATCGCCTGATAAGCCTGCGCCTGAAACCGTAGACGTTACTGTTGAATAATGCTGTCCTAAATTATTAAAACCTAAAGCAACTAATTCATTACCGTCAGTATGCACTATTTCTATCTGTGCTTCTTTGGACTGGTTATTAACATTTGCTGTGACTGGTATTTCTTCTGCACTTACACCTTCTGCTACTGATCCATAAGTTCCGTAAGAATTGTTACCATTAGTTGCTCGTAAAATACCACCGTGTTCTGCAAGATAACCTATGTGACAGAAATATGTAAACACAGAAACAAGTTCTGATCGTCCTCCGTCTGTTGCCCAGTATCCTATGCCGTCATCTAGAACTTGTGTAAAATCGTTTGCAACTACAGATCTATTTCCGCCGTTGTGTAATGATCCGTCAATTTTCATACCAACACACGCTGTACCGAATGTAGTTACATTTTGTACATAGCAAGATTTTGTAGTGATCCAAACTGATTCGTCATTTGGTCCTGTTCCTGGATCTAAACTAACAAATGCTCCTGCACTTGGTCTTCTAGTAAAAAACGAATTTACCTCTCCAAGTGTTCCTGATAACCCTTGTAGTGTCATATTTCTAATACCACTGCCATTGTTTACAAGAAACATATTAGCTTGTTCGTAGCCTGCGGCAGGCTGTATTACTGTTCCTCTAAGTTCGTCTCCTACAAGAGCAACATTTCTTGGTACTTTGATAGGAAGTGTTTCTTCGTATATGCCAGTCTTGATAAACACAGTTGTATTAGGATAACTTGCAAACACTATCGGAACTGTACCAGGTGTATAATCGGATATTGTACCAGTGGTCTCTCCGACAAAATCGTCTGCTCTTGAATTAAGATAGTCTATCAGTTCATTAAATGCTAATGCTTGCGCTTCAGTGAGGGCTGCCGTTGAAAACACACCTTGGCCAATATCTAAGGCATCAAAAAGTCCAATATTTCCGTTACCGTCTATATCACCGTATGGATTACCGGTACGAGGGTTAATTACTTCGAATGCTGCATCTAAATTAGGAGCAGTAGCTGATAATGTTTGAGAAAAATTTTGTAAAAGTGCAGTACTTAACGCATCAAATATAATGCCACTATCATTATTATATTTTTGTACGTTAATTCGATTTATACCTAGATTATTATAAATGTATTCACAAGCAAACTTAACTGTTCTAAAAGGCGCTTGTAAAGTAGTCCCATTTGCTGTACTATCTACTCCATCTACACTTACAAAAAATACATTTGGAACATCTTCAAAGTTAGCCCATTCTAAATTAGTTTGAGCGGAAACCTTGAGTGCATTACCAGCAGATCCAACTGCAAATCTAACGTGTTCTGATCCATCGTGAGTTCTTAAGTCACCTACTTCGGCCATAACATTACCTGGTGTACCTTGTAGTAAAACTCTCCAGTAATTATCATTTGTATTTTCAATATCTAAATCAGGTCGTGTATCACTTTCTGTACCAAGATGTCTTTGTATACAAATATATAAAGTTCCTGCATATGTAACTGTATCACCTAAGAAATATTCTGTATTATCAATCCAAAGATTTCTAAATTGTCTACCAGTAACTAAAATTTCCCAAGTATTAACATCTGCATCTGGATATTGATTAATATTGTCAGTCAATGCAACATATAAATATCCACTATTTCTAACAACATCTCCTGTTCTATAATTAGTTGTTGGAATCCATTCTCCTAAATGTCTATATCCTTGTGTAACTAATTCCCAATTACCTGTGTCTTGTAATAATCCGTTTATACTAGGAACACTATTTGTATTGTTAGTAAGGGCTACATAAGAATAACCTCCATAAGTAACTAAGTCGCCTTGATTATATTCAACTGTAGATTCCCAGGCTCCTTCGTATTCCAAACCTGGAATATAAATATCCCAGTTTGCTTGATCTTCTCGTAGTGTTGTTGTTGATGTATGTCCAACATTTGCCTTCCACAATGCTCCACCGTATTTAACAATATCATTCTTTTTATATCTAAAAGAATCTTGCCAAGTATTTTTGTATTCTTGTCCTTCTACAACAATTTCCCAACTGCTTAAACTATCTTCTAGTCCTAAAGAAGTAGTAGCAGCACTTGTATGTGGTGTTACGCATCGATATACAATGCCTCCGTATTTTACTACATCGTCTCTAACATATCTTGTATTAACTTGCCAATCTGTTCTCCAGTTATCACTTCTAGTTACTTCTGTCCATTTATCACCATCAAGTTCTAATCCATCTTCATAAGAATCAGCAGCAGTATGTTTTTCTATACATATGTAAGTAGTGCCGTTGTATATAACAACATCACCCAAATCATAAGATGAAGGGACACCAATGTCTCCAGGAACTTGTGGGTCAGGAGCTACTGTAGGTGTCCAAGTGTTAAGCCAATTATAAGTAGTAGCAATCAATCTCCAGTTTGTAATATTACCTGGAGGGCCTAATCTAATTTGACTGTTTGACGTATGGGGGATTATACATTGGTAAACGTATCCCTTCCATTTAATAATGTCACCTAAACTATAATAAGTGTCAGCAATCCAGTCTTGTTTCCATCTATAACCGTCAAACATTAACTCCCATCTTGGAGCAGGATCGCCATCATTATCAAGAGCATTAATATCAACATATATATTATTAGGATCTGATTCGTGACCAATCAAACAAACATATGCCTTGCCTTCGTAAAGTACTATATCGTCTTTTACATACGTTGATGAAAACTGCCAATCGCCAGTCCATCTAAATCTAATTCTGCCAATATTAAATTCTGCCATTTTTTTATCCTAAACCGTCTGTTGATGAATTTTCATCATATACAAATCTTTGATTTACTCTTGCAACCAATTCGCCTTCGTCGTCAATATAATATGAAATATTTCTATCATCCCATTTGAATTGTTCATAGTTTAAATTATCATAAACTAAGTTATGATTCACATCTCTACCTTCGTAAAAATCTTGTCCTTCTGCAAAGTCAGGATAATTCTGGGTAGGATCTCCTGGATTGTTAATTTGTAAACTATCTGTTCTACTCAATTGATCAACTTTACCTATAAAAAGCTCGCCGTTGTCTGTTCTACGCAAACCATAAAAATACCGATTTTGTAGTGCATCTACAATATTTCCTGATGTTATACCTGTATAATAATCTGACATAGTTTATTCCTTTTATACAATATCCACATAACTTATAACTGCATCAAGTGCTTCGTCTTGATCTGCTTGTAAATACAGTTGGTTGCTAGGTGCTAATATTAATTTTTCAGCTGGTGCTAGTGCGTGAAGTGTACTGTTAGGAGGTATCATAACATCTTTCATATAATATCCCAAAACGCTTCCGTCGTCGTGTATCATTACATTTGCATAAACCATAAAGTCTGTTAGATTTGCAAGTGTCATTCCTATTACTGTTGATCTAGTAGCACCATCAGTTTCTATTGCTAATATAGGTACAGTTCCTATTTCTTTTACTACTTTGTTTAAAAAACTTGTTGCCATTTTATTATCCTAAAACCAATACATATTCTAATACAAGATTTTCTGCTTGATTGAATGTAATCGAACCTGTTGAACCAGCTACAGACGCCCAACTAAATCCGTCAAATATTTCTAAATATCCTTCTTCGGTATTATATCTTACCATACCTGTTTCTCTATAAGCAGGCAATGGACGCTCATTACTTATACCTAAGGGTACAACAAATCCGCCGGTGCCTTCAATTTTGACATAACCATTTCCTTGTTGGTTAAATTCAAATACACCTCCCGGATCCGTATTTGTAATCGTTGAATTTTTTATTGCTAAATCATCTATTATAACTGAGCCTGTGCCATTACTTTGTAACTGTAGATCTGTATCTGCTGTCTGGGTGCTTATTATATTTGAATCTATTACAATATCATCTACTTCAACTCTTCCAGTTTGTAACTTACTAGAATCTATTGTTGTTGTTAATGTTCCATTATTATAAAAACGTATAACATCGTCATTTGCGCCAGGTGTAAGTTCTGCTGTAATGTAAGTATCTAAATCTAAGTCGTATACGCCATTTAACGCAATCCAGTTACCGTCATATCCTTCAAACAAATTAGTTTGTGTATTATAACGTATCATACCTGTAGCAGGTGTTGGACGACTTGCTGTGTCACCTTTTGGTAATTGTAATCCGCTTGTGCTATCTATAACTACAAGTCCACTAGCACTGTCTAGTATTATATCACCGGTTGTGCTAGAAATGGTATTTCCACTTATAGTTAAATTTCCTGTATTTATAGAATTTCCTGTTATTACTGTGCTAGAATTACCAGTAGTAACTGTTATTCCTTGATTTGCTGCAATGTTTACATCGCTTGCACTAAAGTTGACAGTTCCATCTTCTTGGTTAACGTGAAATAAATCACCTACACGAAAATCTCCTTTATGGTCAACTGAATTATATCTAATCTTTGCATCATTTAATTCTACTACTTCATTTGCTTGTATAACAGTAGCGTTATCATTAGTAGTTTCTTTACCATTGCCTATGTATGCTAGATTTTGTCCTATTGCATAAACAAGTACCCCAGGACCATCACCGTATAATCCATAATTACCATATACATTAGCACTAGCTATCATTCTAATTTCAGCACCGAAATCTCTCAAATCATAGTTCAGTATTTCTGTTGCTGATGCTGCACCACTTGTAATACTTTGCGGAGTTGTATCAAATCCTATTAAACTTGTGTATTTGCCGTCAACAATAATTACATTGCCATCTACACTTTCAATAGTTGCCGTTGCAACAGTTGATGCATCAGTAGACGTAAATGTAATAGTTGCTCCAGGTGAAAATGTTCCTGTAATGCCGCCTAACTTAATTCTTGTTTTGCCGGTGCCGTACAATCCATCATTGCTGTCAAATGCATACACGCCTTTATCTGCAAAATATGTAAAACAATTTAACCATTCAACTCTTGCACCGTTTGTGCAGGTTAAGCCGTCTACTCCTGGTGTGATAAAAGTTACACTATGAAACAGAGCACCAGCTTCTCTAGAATTTGTAGTTGCATAAGCGCCATCGATATATGCGCCTTTCCCTGCATCTCCAGAATTAAATCCTCTTGGATCGCTCACACTAACTGTACTGCCTTTAGTAATTACCGAAACATTTCTTACATAAGGAGATCTTGATGTTACTTCAAAATCGGTAGCTAATCTAAATCCATATCCGTTGTCTGGAAATGTTCTATTCCCTCCATTACAACTAAAAATCAACCCACTAATAAACGCTGTTGTTCCTGGTGTTCCGGCTAATCCTGTATAATATATTGTTAGTTGTCCGGTTGTATGATCATAAGTAGAGGAACTTACAGCATAATCAACACTATTAATATTAACAGTTCCGCCGCTTACATATGAGTGTGCAAAAGGCGCTGTTCCTACATTAAAAACTGCTATGTTTGTTGTTGAACCAGCTTGTAATTGAAAGTAATTGCCGCCACTATAAAAATCTGCAACAGTTAAATCTTCTACTGTAGTTTCACCGTTGAGTAAAATAGCATCATTATATCTTGTTGTAGTTGATGGAGTTATTTTTACTCCTCTTAAACTGTGTCCTTTTAATGTTACACCTACAGGAACAGTTAAAGGAAAATCTTCTATATAAGTTCCAGGATATACGTGTACAGTATCTCCTGATGAAGCTTGTGATAAAGCATATTCTATACTACCAAAAGGATCGTTAGGATGATCGCCTGTATATGAATCGTCGCCGTTTTCTGCAACGTACCATATATTGCCTTGTCTCAAAGCTAAATCGATTCCGCCAGCGTCTATGCTAGATGCATTTATAGTTCCTGCATAAAAATTCTGCGTCCAAACATCTGCCCATCTTTTGCCGCCAGTAGCAGGATCACTACCTAAACTATAAGTGTCATTAGCATCAGGAATAATATCACTAGCGATTTCTGCATTAAATGTAACATTATCTGTGTCTGCATCACCTATTGTAATATTACCATCTGCTGTAATAGTTCCTGTGGCATATACATTTCCGTATACGTTAGTATCTGAAAATATTTCTACAGATCCTGTTCCATTGGGTACAAACTCTATGTTTTCATTTGATGTATTTGTACTAATAACATTGTTTTCAAAGTCTAAACTATCAACTGTAAGTCTATTTTGAAAAATTACGTTGTCTGCTGTGCCTAATGTAAGAGTAGGTTGAGACGTAGATATAGTTGTACCGGTTATATTAATATCACCAATATTAGCAACTGAACTTACTTCTAGTCCCGGTGTTCTGACAGTGCCATTGACATCTAAGTCGTATTGAGGTGTGCTAGTTTTGATACCAACGCGGCTGTTAACAACATCTAAATATAGAAGGTCAGTCTCAAAAGCAAGATCAACACCCTCCCTAAGAAGGTTTGCCTTTAAGAGCGGACCGGATATACGACCAATAGCCATCTCTTCTCCTCAACACGGGGATCCTGTCCCTCCAACCAAATTCTCATCCCTCAGGCTCTTTGCTGGTTGACCACAGTTTGACCCTGCAAGTATTGGTCTTACATTGCATTAATAATATTTATCGTTTTTTTGGATTATCCTAGTATAAGGACGTAAAGATCAAGCAAATCATTTATTGTTGCTTCGTCGACACCGCCGCCTGCTCCTGTAGCTGCTTGCCAACTAATTGTATCGTAAACTTCTAATTGTCCAGAAGTTATATTATAACGCATCATTCCGTCTGGTGGATTTGCAGGTCTATCAAAGTCAGTACCCGTAGGAATTACTAAACCTTTTGCTCCTCCAAATTTAATGTATCCACTTGCTTCACCTTTTAAGACTTGTACATTATTACTAGTGTTAATAATATTTTTTTCTTTAATAATAATGTCATCTACTATAAGTGCATTATTTGTAAGTCCTCGTTGTAATATTAAGTCTGTATCTAAAGTATTACTAGATACTACATTATTATCAAACAGAACATCGTCTACCCCTAATCCGTGTATACTTAAATTTGTTTCAGATACAGTTCCTACTTGTGTATTATCTACTCTAAAAATTATTGTATTATCTGTATTATGTGCATCAACACTAGTAGTTCTGTCTGAAGAATATATTCCTCCAAAACTTAAATTTCCTGTAGAATAACCTTCAAATAAATTTGTATCTGTATTATATCTAATTTCACCTTCTATGTCGTTTCTATCAAGATTAGAACCTCTAGAAATAATTAATCCTGGATTATTTTCTAAACTAAGATATTCATTATCAGGAGAAAATATCAAAGAACCATTTATAGTTGTTATTGTATTCCCGCTTATCTGTATGTTGCCTGTTTCAATAAAAACTCCATCTATGTAAGTAATATTATCGTTTTCTCCAACGTATATTGCACTAACATCATCTAGGTTTACAGATTCAATATCAAAACTAGTTGTTCCGTCGTCAAAATTTGCAAAAAAGGCATCACCTACTCTAAAAGTTCCAGATTGATCAGTTGTAACATAATGTATTGTGCCGTTGTTTACTTCAACTACTTCTTGATCTTGTAAAAAAAGACTCAAATCATTATCTACATTTTTTCCAGCGCCAATGTATCCAAAGTTATGTCCTATTAGATACATTAAAGTATCTGCTCCATCTGCTACTGCACCATAATTTCCATATATATTAGCCGAACCGATTGATCTTATTTCTGCGCCAAATCTTGTTATATTGCCACCTAAACCTAAAAGCCCCTGTGTTGCATATAATCCTCTGTTAGCAAAATATGTAAAACTGTTAAGCCATTCTACTCTAACACCATTTGTCATTGTAATAGTATCTACGCCAGGTGTAATAAATGTTGCACTATGGAATAGCATACTACCTTCTAGTGTAGCACTATCGAGTACACCTCCGTCGATATATGCTCCGCCTCCTGCATCGCCTTCATTAAATCCTCTAGGATCACTTGCACTTGTTACACTGCCCTGTGTAATAACAGTTACATTTCTAATATACGGTGATCTTTCAGATATAACAGTTCCATTTTGAAATACAAACGCATATCCTGGTGCATAAAAATCTTTTATTGTAACATCTGCTACAGTTGTATTTTGTGTTAATTCAAAAGCATTGTTAGTGTTTGTTACAGTTGTTGGTTTTATTATAGTGTTTCTTAAATCTTCTCCACGTATTGTAACATTTTCTGGTACAACTAATGGAAATGTTTCTTCATATTCACCTGGATAAATGTGTATAGTTACAGGTCCTGCTGTGCTTGCATCGCAAACACTTAAAGCGTGTGCAATAGTTCTAAACGGTCCTTGTTGATGATCACCGACATTAGTATCATCTCCGTTTATAGCAACATAAAAAATGTTGCCTTGTCTTCTAGTTAAAGTTGTGCCTT